ATGCTTCACCCCGTCGTTTCTGGCGTCTATTGCCTCTTCAAAGACCACAAGCTCGTCTACGTAGGGAAAAGCCGAAGCGTCTACGCCCGCATCGACGAGCACCGTACGAAGGGTCGCGTCTTTGACTACGCGACAGTGATGCCGTGCCCAGAGCATGACATGGGCTGGGTTGAGCAGTCTCTCATTGAGGCCATGCAGCCGGCGCAAAACCGATCGGGAAAGACGAAGGCTGAGAAGGTAATTCACCAGACGATTGTCCTTCAGCCCGAACCCGATCTCAGCCACCTCATCTACACCACCACCGAAGCCCTTCTGGTCGTGGCGGAGTACAGCGTGCCATCGCCTCGTTTTTGGGCCGCCCTGAAGGATGGAAGCCTACCATTCGTCACGCGAACGGGTCGTCGTGGACGTGGCGCGCCACGATTGATCCGACAACCGGATTTGATGGCTTGGTGCAAGGGAGCCCAGGCCTCCATGCTGGCCTCGGCAGCATAGCCCTGGTCAAGCGCCGCGCCCTCATGGAGGCGTGGGAGCAATTCGCCACCATGCCGCCGAACGCCAACGTGCTGCCGTTTGTCCGGGCCTGACGCCCTCACCCCCGCCGCGTGCGCCCGCCTAGGCCATAGCGTGACCATCTGGTGCGTAGGTCGGTGTCATGGGCGTGATCTGGATTGCTCACGGCCTGGACCGTGGCGCGAGCGGACGCTTCAGGATCTAGCCGAGGCCGGGGCGTTCAAGTGCTCTCGCTGCGGAGCGCCGGCCGGGTTTATCTCGGTCTCAGCGCATATGGTGAGCGAGGCGATTTGGCGGTGGAAGGGAGTGGCCGACGAGTGAATCCCATCGGCCGCCCGGTGCAGTCCTACGTCGGCATTTCAAGCCGGGTCAGACCACTTTGTCGCCCCTTGATCGCTTGGCACGCCGCGCGATGAGTTTCCTGGGGGCTGTACGCTTACTGATGCTGCGGGCCGGGCGTCCCCGATGCGCGTGGTTCCGTGGTCGGACCCTCATACGCTCTACAGCCCCGCTAATCTACCACAGCCATAGGGGAAGGGAATCCCTGGCGTTAGGGCTTGGGCTTCTGGCGCTGATGGATCAGGTAGCGCCGCACGTTGTAGCCCGGCGCGTCGGTGCGCCAGTTCCACGGGATGAACTTGGCGGCCAGCCACTTGGTGACGACGCCGCAGTTGTATTCGGCCTTCACCTTGACCTGGGGGCCGACCGGCGGGCCACTGCCGTCGTAGGCGATCCACTCGCTCATTGGCCAGCCTTGGGCTTGGAGCGCTCGCGGCGCTTGATCTCTCGGTCGATGGCCTCGCGGATGAAGGCGAGGCGCTTTTCCCCTGGCAGCAGGACGCTGGCGATCATTTCGCGCCCTTCTTCTCGTGATACCGCGCGCGCTGGACCGCGCGGTTGGCGATCATCTGGCGCTCGATCCGTAGCGGCTTCAACGCCTCCTCAGCCGCGTCGATCTCGGCCACGCGAGCGGCCTCCTCCTCGGTCAACCATGCGCGCCAGCGGCTATCGGACTTCTCATACACCATGAGCCTGTTTCTCACGAAAATATCGTGAGTGAAAGCGAGAAAGTGCTTGCGTAGGTTTCTCACGGAATTATAGTGAGACACATAAGGGCGGCATCGGGCCGCTGGGAGATGACAATGGGTGCGAAAGAGGCATGGGCCGCGAAAGCTGAGCGCCTGGAAGCTTGGGCCGCCAAGGCTGACGCCGCCGCAAGCGCCATCTTCGCCAGCCAGCCCGCCTATGCCCGCGACCCGGCCTTCCAGACGCAGCCCGCTCGGAGCAGCCGGGGCGTTGCTAAGGCTCGCGCCCGCCTGAACGACCGCGAGGTCCGCGCCTGGGAACTGCAGGCGAAGGCCAAGGCTCACCGCGAGAAGGCCGCCGAGCTGCGTCGCATGGCCTCGACCAACGCTGGCGACGCCGAGGCACGCAAGACGGCCTATCGCGCCGCCCTGGACAGCATCATCGAGCCTGGCATGTACGTCGACTGCATCTATGGCGTCCGGCGCGTCGAGAAGGTCAACACCAAGAGCCTGCGCCTCGCTGGCGCCCTTGGCCCCGTCACCATCGACAAGACGCTTTGCAAGATCGTCCCCGAGCGCTGCGGCACCTGCGCCGATTGGAAGGGTGGCGAGTGCTGGTCGGGCGACCGCCTCGACGGCGACCTGTCGAATGGATCGGCCGGCGTCACCCTTCCTAGCCAAGTCTGCGAAGCTTGGCGCCCCTAACCCCACCCCTATCGCGGCATCTGCCGATATGGAGAACGACCAGATGAGCGTCCCAACCAAGCGTCGCCGAGAGATCAAGGTTGGTGACGACGTGGTTGTTTTCGCGCCGTTTGTCTACGAGCGCGGCGGTTGGCGTGGGAGCAAGTACCCCATCTATCGAGTGTTCTTGAATGGGGCCGAGGTGGCCTGGATTGAATACGAGCGCGGGGTTCGTGCCGGGCACTACCTCATGACGAACGGGATCGGCTGGACGCGCATGAACGTCAACCGGTCGTGGCCGTCGCCGACGCAGGTCCGATCACTCTCGCCGCTCACCGTCGAGAGCTTCACCGCCATTGCCGAGAGCATCCCTGAGTGGGCCGCGTCCGGCAAGGTCATGACCAAGTCTCAGCAGGCCGACGCTGTCATCGCTTGGCAGGCCCGGGAGGACAAGGAAGAGGCGGAGAAGAAGGCTCGGTGGGCGCGCGAGGCCTCAGCAAAAGCCGACGCCTCCGCTCGTGCTCAGCGACAAGCCGAGATCGCCGCCCAGGAGCGGCGCGAGCAAGCGGAAGTGCTGCAAGGGTTACTCGGCCGTTTGCAGGCCGCATCGAATTTGTCCAACGCGGAGGGTGCGGCGCTGGCCGACGCCATCGCACGAGCCGCCGCCTAACCTCCACCACCCCCACCTCTAGCCGTACTAGACGAGGAACAGATGAGCGAGACCCTGACCCTAAGCTACGACATCGGCGAGCCCGTTACCCTGGCCGAATGCGAGCCTGGGCTTTTCCTCTTCAACGGCAACGTCGGCTTCAAGTCCGAGTACGGCGCCATGGAAACGGTCGGGCCGACGAACATTTCTGGCCCCGAAGTGCGCTGGACTGTCGGAAACAACCCGGACGCCTACTGCGCTGACAGCGGCGAATACTTCTGGGGCGGCGCCAAATCGCGGGCGGAAACCAACGCCCTGATCGTGCGCCCGCTGTATCCGCAGGCGACCACCTAGCTCAACAGGGAGACCGAAGATGGCCCGTTTTGAAGTTGCTGAAGCCGCCAAGGAAATTTGGTGGGACGACTCGTTCACTATTGGTGGAACCGACGTCCGCGCCCGCATAAAGCCCGATGAGACTGCCTCCGTCGCGATCGTTGAAGGCGTCCTGAAGGCGTCAGGCGCGACCGACCTCCTAGCGATCTTAGACAAGGTCGATCGCCTTGTTGAGCTTGCCGTGGATGAAATTCAAGGGGTCATGGTCGGTGACGACTTCGAAGAGCTTCGCGCCCTGCGCGCCGAATTCCGCGAAGCCGCCGATCGTTTCGCCTAGCCCAACAGGGAGATAACGATAATGGCTGAAGACGTGCGCGAGAACTGGTCCGTGGTCGACTACGGCGTTGCGACGCCCGATGAGGTCGAGACGGCCCTAGGCCTGATCGGCATGGAGAATGCCGCCCTCTCCTACCGCGTTGGCGCGTGCTTCATGCGCGGCGCGGCCTTTGCGGCTCCGGTCGAAACGGACGGAGACCTTGCGGAGTGCGCTCGCGAGGTTGGGTGGATGCTCAGTCAGGTCGTGGAGAGCCTGACGTGGGAGCGCCGGGGCCACGCCGTCGCCGCGCTCCAGAAGCTGGGCGCCAAGCTCTGGGCGCAGGACCATGCCGAGGACAAGATCTGGTCGGCGGTGAAGGGCAACGCGTGATCCACATCACCACCACATGGCGCAACGACAACCCGGACACGATCTGGAATCGCCTCGCCGCGCGCCTGGGTCGAGAGCCTACAGATGCAGAGGCAACGGCGGAGGTACGGCGGATCTTGGCGGGTGAGCCCCTGAAGGAGAGCGAGAGACCATGAGACCCTGGACTAGAACGACTGATCACCTTCCGCCCGAGGGCCGCGAGGTCGATACCAAGATTGACGACGCCGATGGCGAGCGCAATGTTCAGCGCCTCAAGCGTCGCGGCAATCTCTGGTGGGCTGGCGACATGTACGTCTACTACACGCCGACGCATTGGCGCTAGAACGCGAAAGGCCCGGCGCGCCAGCCGTGAAGCCCTGAAGGGCAGGAGTAGGAGAGAGGGGATGAAGTGGCTCGCCGCGCTCGGCGCTTTGTTTACCGGCAAGTCCGACCCGCTGGCACCCTTGCGCGAGGAGCCAAGTGCAGAGACGTGGCGCAAAGAGATCGCGCGTCTTCATGCGGAGAACGTGCTTGATGTCTTGCGAGAGGGCGGCGCGACCACCAGCTCGTACATGAACTGCATACCCGGAACGTATGCCGGTGCAGTTATGGAGGCCTATAGCCGGGGCTGGCTGAAGTTGGTGTCGATCGACCATCGCTCAACGAAATACGTAGTTACGAACGAGGGGCGTGCTGCGCTGCTCCTCAGAACAGTTTAAGGCCCGGCCGCCGAAGCGAACCGGGCCTTGATGTAGGCTCAAGCCGTGAGGCGAGCCGTCAGGGCGTGGAAGCCCCGTAGTTCTGTTTCCAGAGATCGGCCTGACGCGTGTACCAGTCGCGCCAGGCCTTTATTTCCGCAACGGCGGAGTTGAAGGCGGTGGCGTTCGTGATGTCGTTTTCGGCAAGGTCAGAGAGGACCAGACCGGAATCGGCGTCGAGAGATCGACCGGCGCCTTCGGGAACGGCGGGACGACCGACACCCGCTGCGTTGCGCAGCTCGACATAGCCAGTGCTGACGATACAGCGGCGATCAGCCTGAGGCGTGACATATCGGGGGATCTCCGATTTCAGCTGGGTTGAGAGGGTGGCGATGCGGGCGTTCGCTGTGGCCAGATCGGTCGAGACCTTCGCGGTGATCGCGTCGGACTTCTTCTTGGTCTCAGCGGCCTTCTTTTCGGCCTTGGCGAGGGCCTTGGCGTATTGGGCTTGCTCGTGCTTCACGCCAGCCGAGTAGCCAGCGTGGTGAATGCCCCAGAGCGCCAGGGCAACGGCCAGGGCGACGGCGACCCGGCGGCCGAGCGGCGACTTGGCGAAGGACCACAGGGCAAGGCCCCATTCCTTCAGGGCGATGCCGGCGGCTGCGATCATGACGCGCTCCGGTACATCGCCGCCTCCTCGCCGCGACGGCGCGTCAGGCCCGCCAAGACGGTCCCTTTCTGCTTGTTCCAGAACTTGAACTGCTCGGCCGCGCCGGCGAAGTCGCCCGCTTTGTGCTTCTTCAGCAAGGTGGAGTCGCCGAAGCCCTCGGCGATCGCGTCGGCGTCATCGTCCAGGCCGACATTGTAGGCGAACGAGACCATCGCATCGAACTGCGCCTGGGTCGTCGGCGCGCCTGCCAGCAGGTGCTCGACGCCGGCGGCGAACATGGCGAGGTCACGGTCGAAGCGGGCGTCGGCCTGCGCCTGGGTCCAAGTCATGCCCATCTTGATGTCGGGACCGGTCGAGCCCCAACCGATCGTCGGACGATCCTTCGCGGTCGGCATGTAGGAGGTCAGGCGGCACTTCTCGTAGCCTTTGATGAAGGCGATGCAGCGCGGGCTGGGTTTCATGGCTTGGTCTCCGGAGTGATGACGACGTCGCCCTCGACCTTCGCGGTGAAGGCCTCTAGCTCGTCGTCGGAATGGAGGGAGATGTTCGCGCCGCCCTTGCCGACGCTCGCGGCGATCGACGTACCGGTCAGTGCGACGAAGATGATGGCGATGATGATCAGCGGCCCGTAGCCGAGGTTCGCCAGGATGTTCAGCTGTAGGACCGGCTGACCCCACGACTTGTCCGACACCACGCGGATGACAACCCCGACGATGACTGTCATGGGGATGGCGCCGAGGATCATCGACCACTGGCGGATGGATCCGGCGGCGAGCATGGCCTTCCAGATGCGGCCAATCATGCCGGTCTCGTTTGAGAGTGCCCAGCATTTTTGCTACAAATGCGAACGGCTTGCGCGTTGTTGCTACCGCGATCTGCCTGACCTGAAACGATCTTGGAAGTACAGAAGTGGCTAGACCTTGGCCTAAAACCGACCTGACTGCCGACTACGTCAGGTCGCTGCTTAGATACGAGCCTGAGACAGGTCGATTGTTCTGGCTTTTGCGGCCGCGCGAACTGTGCTCGTCGGATCGAGAATGGAAGCGCTGGAACACGCAATATGCTGGCAGGGAGACCTTTACTAGTAGCTGCTGGGGCTACAGGAAGGGAGTGATCAACGGGCGCGACTATCGCGCCCACCGCATCATCTGGCTTATCCAGACCGGTGAGTGGCCGGCAAACGACATTGATCACATCAATGGCGCCCGCGACGACAACCGCTGGGTTAATCTCCGCGACGTCTCTGGGTTCGAGAACCATCGCAACAAGATCATTTCCCCGCGCAACACGAGCGGCGTGAACGGCATCCACTACGAGAAGGCGCGAAAGAAGTGGCAGGTTCGGATCAAATCCGAAGGGCGGAGCATCGCTCTTGGCCGCTTCGATACACTTGAGGAGGCGATCGCCGCCCGCGCTGCTGCTGATGCTAAGCATGGGTTCAGCCCTCGACACGGCAGTTCACGCCTATGACGACGATGGCATCGAGGGTGCGGTAGTCTCGGGTCATGTGGCGGCCTTCCTGCGGCGCGGGCGCGGCGTCTTCGCGGGATCGTCCAGTGTGAAGACGGTTGTCAGACCCTCGGAGAGCACGGTTAGGCCGCGCGGACGGGCGCCCTTTGGGATGTCGATCCCCTTTCGGCGGAGGTGTTCTTCGAGGCTCTCGATGTGCTGGCGCATCTGGGCGGTATCGCCGCGGCACTGCTGGTTTTCGGCCTCAAGCTCGCTAACCCGGTGGCGAAGGTCTGCGATCTCCCCTTGGAGCATCTGGCGCTCGGACTGCAGGGCCTTGATGAAGAGGTCGGTCTGGGTTCCCAGGGCCGTTTGAAAATCAGCCAGGGCGTGCGTCATGTCGGCCGGAGCCTTTGCGCTCGCGGTTCGTCCCGTCGCGATCATGTCGAGGATCTTGACCAGAACCCCGCCCGCGAGCGTGCATCCACCGGCCACCCAGGCGACCGTCACCCCATCCGCCATTGGCAGGCTCCTGAAACTGAAATCTGAAGAGGCCGCTCTTAGCGGTTAGTGTTCGTCCCGACGGCCCATCGGCAGAGGAAGCGCCAGGGCTGGGCGACGCCGGCGGCGCGCATGTCGGCGGCGAAGAGGTCGTCAATCGCTACGAGCGACAGATCGGCGCGGCTTCTGCGGCGCCAATCATGCTTCAGGGCTGGCTCTCGAAGGTGGCGGAGAGGCATGAATGGCCGGACCCACCACGGCGCGCTCACCAGGTCGGTCAGATACCCAGGCTCTACCATGACCCCGTCAACCTCGAAGGGGTCTAGCGTCCGGTAAAGCGGCCGGGTGAAGACCTCACCGAAGAGGCCGCCCGTCCGGCCGACCTTCTTGAGGCGGACAGGCTCCATGCGGACCTCCGATGTTGGGATGGTGGTTAGGCGGCTAGGCCGGCCTCAGATGATGCGGGGGCGTGGCGAGGACGGATCTAGAATGCCCAGCCGCAAGTTGGGCTTTTGGGTGTAATTCTAGCGGCCTCGAGCACGCTCGGGAGCGCGATGCCGCCGGTCGTGAGAAGGTTGACGTGAAAGCCGGGAACCGGAGCGCCATCCTTGTACACAACACCCGATCCGAAGAGCACATCGACCTGCACTTGGTCCGCGCCGCTCAGGACGATCGGCGGGATGGCGTCGGGCACTACCGCAAGACCAAGGAGCTGCCGGAAAGCCTCCAGTGCATCGGCTCGGCTGCCGAAGCGAAGATAAGTCGGAGTCATGGGTATTTACTCGCGATCTGAGCAAGGGCGGCGTCGGAGGCCCTGAAGGGGTAAATCACTACCTCATCGTACCAACCGTCGGCGGTATTCGCGGCGGTGCCAGTTCCCAGATACCAACTAGTTGCCCAGGCATGAGGGATCGCCGTGTCGCTGGTGACCGTTCCTCCGTTTCCGCAAAGCGACTTGCCAGCGGCGTCCCAGGCACAAGCCACACCGACGCCAGCCATCCAGGCTCCTCCCGAGCCTAGGGTCGCGGTCAAGTCAGCCTTGCCGTCATACGCTTGGGCTAGGGAGTTGTTTGCGCCGGACGTGCCGATCCTCTGGTAGGTGCCGGCCGTCCCAATGAGGGCGCGGTAGGGAAATTCGGGGACCGTGAATTGCGGGCGCATCCTCGCCACGGCTGTCACAGTCGTGCGGTTAAGTAGAGCTGTCGGGACAGTCGCCATTTGCGCGACTTCCGCTGGTCGCGCTACGACACCCCCGCCCGTCCCGACATACGGTGACGCGAAGGCCTGAGCCTCGAATTGGGCCCTAGTCACTGTTCCTGAAGGCGTGAATGTAATGGAGCTGCCACCAGGCGTGGCCATTGAGTAAGTGGTTCTAGAGGTCGCGCTAGTCCCGGTTACGGCAGCTGTGACAGCCCCGCTCAAGGTCACGGTCCCCGTGCCGTAGAACGACAGCGTCATGATGTTGCCGGACGTCGAGACAGACTGTGTTGCTAGCGTCGCGGAGTTCAGAAGCAGGTTGGTCGTTGAACCATTAAGCTTGAACTGACGGACGCCGTTGGTCCAATCCTGGCGAGGGATATTCGGAGCCGCCGTCTGCTCAGACCCGTCCTGGGCGATATAGTTGTATCCGCCGGCCGTCAGAGAAAACCACTCGGCAAAGGTCGCTTCGCGCATGACGCCAAGATCCATGGCCGTAGCTGAAGGTATAGATCCTGCTGCTACAGTGGTGATGGCGAACCGCCAATCTCGGAAGTTCGCGATCGCTGCGGGACGTTGGCCGTCGGCGAGGTAGCGCGGATCATTGCACCAAGCCCCCCCACCCTTTCCAGGGGAGAGGAGAGCCCGACGGGTTGCGATGGTTAGGGACATCCGTCAGCCTGCCAGAAAAACGCGGATTTTTGCTTCGGCGACTTGGTTCACCGGCGCGGCCGATGTGCCGGAGCGGATCCTGATGACGCTGAAAGGCAACCAGTCATTCAGGTCCAGTGAGAGGGCGCGATTGACCACGGCTTGGGCGCTCGGGATGGTCCTTTCGACTCCATCGTCATAGATGTCGAGAGCGCTTGCCGTTTCGTGGCCGCCCTGGAAGGTGATCGCCGCCGTGGTCCAGGCGGCCGGCATGGCGAGGCCGACCATCTTACCATTGATGCGGTGGCCATCGCTGATCGACGCGCCGGCCGGGATGATGATGTCGATGAACGACGGCTTGCCCGCCGAGACTTCTGCGCCCATGGATGTGTTCCTTCTACGGGAGGCTTGAGGCGAAGATCAGGAGATCGTCGCGCTGCTGCTCGGTCATACCGAGGATGGTCATGACGGCCTGGGTGGTGAGGCCGTCGCGCTGGAGGTTCGGCGCGGTGTTCCACTCGATCAGGCCGAGTTCGTCCTTCGGGGCCGGGAGCGAAGCCAGAGCCGCCTCAATCGCGTCCTTCAGGTTTCCGTCACTCCAGGGGGTCAGGAAAGCGGCCTTCTTGATCCGGTGCATGGCGACTTCAGCAGGCGCGGTCGGAGCAACCTCTTCGGGCGAGAAGGCCCCGGCGCTGTAGTGGTCGCCGATGCGCGCGGCGGCCGACTTCACGAAGGTGACGCCGGAGATCGTCGGCGGCTCCGCCCAGACTTCCAGGTTGACGACCTTCCCTGCTTCGATGCGGGCGTAGGTGGGTTCGATCTCGCTCATCAGGCCACGCCCCAAAGCCGAATTTCCCCGCGACCGCCGGTTCCGCCTGTATTGATCGCGTTGGGGGTACTGGTACCGGTTCCGCCGCCGCCGCCGCCGCCAGGATCCGCGCCGTTGGAATTGCTGGCGCCGCCCGCGCCGAAGCGCGCCGAGGTTCCGCCAGAGGCCGGGGTGCCGCCGCCGGATGCACCACCGCCAGGCCCAAGCGTCGAGGGGCTTCCGGAGACCGCCGTCGTCGCGCTTGTCCGCGCCGCAGCTCCGTTCGCGCTGATCACCGCGTTCTGCGTGCCGTTCGTGGCGCCAGAACTGGTACTGGTCGATGCGCCCTTGCCGCCGGGAATGACGACCAGAGAGGCCAGAGAGGTGCTTCCACCATCGCTGCCGACAGTCACGGCGCTCGGTGATCCAGCGCCGCCCGTTCCGCCCGCGCCGATTGTCACCGTCGCCGTGGCGCCAGCCGTGTATTGGGTCGAGGCGATATTAAACGGCTGCGAGATGCCAGAAGCGCCGCCGCCACCATGCTCGCCCGTGCCGTTGTTCTGGCCGCCGCCGCCGCCGCCGCCCGTGCCGATGGCTTCGCCGCCGATCACCTTGTAGCCCGGCGGCCAGATGAAGCTTCCCGAGGCCGTATAGGTGTAGCTGAAGGGGTTGACGACGAACGAGTGCCAGGTCGAGCCGTCCGAGACCCACCGTCGCTCCTCGCCAGGATAGCCGACGTAGCTGGTCAGGCCGTCGAGAAGGTCCGAGCCGCTACGGGTGTAGGTGATCAGGCCGGCGCCAGAGTTCTTCGATGTGAAATTGAAGCCCGCGCCCACGGACGCAGCAGTCGGCAAGGTCAGAGCCCAGGTGCCCGACGTAGCCTCAATCACCTTTCCCCAGTCGCCTGCGATGACCGTGTAGGCGCCGGTCTTGGCTAGGTACCCCACGCTCGCCGTGCTGGCGGTGTCTCCGGTCGCAGAGAAGTTGAAACCGATTGTGGCGGCGTTGGTGAAGGCCGTGCCGGTACCGGAGACATAGGCGACGGGGATCTTGCGATAGCCGGTTCCGTTCACGACGGCGCCATTGACGTTGTAGATCGCCAGCTTGCCCGTCACGCCTTCGCGAAGGGTGACGCGGCCCTTGATTGCGCTGGTGCTGTCGTCGAGGCTGTCCCAGAACACGCCTTGGCTGTTGCCATCTTGGTCGAGGTCATCGACGTAGATGAAGGTGACCGACGCCGGAGTGGCGTTGTTCAGGCGCATGTTGCCCGCGCCGGGATCGGCGTCGGTCGTGGTGGTCGAGAACGTCATCAGGACAGCGGCGGTCGCGGCCTTGGCCTGATTCACTGAGGTCGCCGCAGCGGTCGCCGAGCCCGCCGCCGCCGTGGCGCTGTTGGCAGAGTTCGTCGCTGAGGTCGCCGCGTTACCGGCCTGGGTCGTAGCCAGGGTAACTTGCGCCGCCGCAAGCGTGACCTGATTGGCCGCGCTGGTTGCCGAGTTCGCCGACGCCGTGGCCGAGTTGGCGGCATTGGTCGCCGACGTCTGAGCAGCGGTGACAGCCGTGTTGATCGCCGTCAGGCTACCGTACAGCGCCACCGCATCGTCGTAGATGTCCTGGGTCTCGCCCTTGATCACGACAGTGTCGTCGTAGATCCCAACCGTAGCGTCGTAGATGCCCTGGTTCGCCGCCGTAGACGCGCTCATGTCGTCCAGGGTGTCGCTGAACCCATCAGCCGTAACGAACAGGCCGGTATAGGTGTCGGCAGTGTTCGCCCAAATCTCCGGGAAGTTTCCCAGCGCGTCGCTCTCGATCGGCTGCGCCAGAGGCGTCGTCAGGCCGGCGTCTGCATAGACGGTCTTCGGCGTGCCCGGCGCGTTGTTCACGAAGTACCAGAGCTTAGCGGCAATCCGCTCGCCGTTCTGGCCCAAAGCCGGGGTCGAGCCTGGGAAAATGAGAAGGCCAGCGGCCATAGGGACCTCGCGGAAAGGCCCGCGCATGGCGGGCTGTGGTGACGGCTAGGCCTGTCGAAGGAGTTGTGGGATAGTCCGCAGCTTGCACCGCCCAGGAGGGGAACCCTATGCGTGCGTTGATCCTTGGAATTTCGATCGCCATGACCGCTTCGGTCGCTCTGGCGCAGTATCAGACCTTCAAGCCCTATCAGCCCCAGCAGCCGTCCACGACGAGCACCTATGACTGGCGCAGCGGTAACAACTACACGACGACGACGGCGCCCGATGGAACAGCCACCGTTCGGGGCAACAACTATCAGAACGGCACTCAATGGCGGACTACGATCCAGCCCGACGGTCAACAACGCGGGACCGACGCTGACGGCAACCAGTGGCGCTATAACCCCCAGACCAAGACCTACATGAACTACGGGACCGGACAGGTCTGCACAGGCTCGGGCTACGGGCGGATCTGCAACTAGATGCTTTCCGCACTTACCGCAGCTCTGCTCTTGTCGACCATCCCCCAAGATGCCGAGCTTGCGCGCAAGCCCCCCAGTGCTAGCGACATGTACGTCAGTTGTTATCTTTTCGTCCGCAATGACGGCAAGAATAACAATTCGATTTACCCTGAAACCTGTGAAGCAATGAGTATAGTCGCCGTCGACGCCAATACCGTAAAGAAGAATGGAGATCAATTCCGGTTTTGCTTGCCCCTTTCATCCGAACTCAGGGCCAGCACGGCCATGGCAATGGCAAACGCTTACATATCATACTTCGAGCGGAACGCCGGTGCCCTTACGCCTAGGCAGATGGAGCTTGGAGTTGCGGCCTACGTTGTAGCTATGTCGGAGAAGTGGCCTTGCGACGGAGCAGGCGATGAATGATGCACCTCGCATCGTCGATGCCGAGTTCGAGGTTCTTCACGGCCCCGATCGCTCGACGGGCAAGCTTGAGGCCTGGCAGGTTGAGCCTGGGAAGCCGATCCCGCCGTATCCGAGCCTGAAGGCGCGACTGTTTCACTACTGGTGGTTACTCGCCAGGGCTGCGGGTGCTGATGAAGAGATTTTCGAGTCGCCTTGGTATGCACAGTTAGTGTGGGCGATTTTCACCGCCGCGTGGATGTCAGCCCTCCTAGCGCTAGCGTTCTGGGCAAAGACTACAGCTTTCGGCACCCGCCACGGTTAGTTCTGCGCTGCGAGGCCCGCCGCTCCTCGCGCTAGCGCATTCGCAGTCGTCGCCGTAGAGCGACCAACAGCGGGCGACCTCGGCCGAGCAGCAGCCGCCTTCAGAACCGCGTCCAGCTCGCTCGGCGAGAGTTGCAGAAGACGCCCGACTTCATCGCGGGTAGCTTGGTCGATCGGTACTTGGGCGCCGCGATATGCGCCAACCAACGGCGACGTCATGGCTTGGATAGCCGCACGAATTGGACGCCCTTCGGCCAGAGTGCGAGCGGCCCCCTTGAGGCTGCCCATCGCCGCCTTCTGCTCCGCATCTGCCGCCGAGAGCTCCATCGTCGCGGAACCGGCGCCAGGCATCATGCGCGAGCCGGTCTTAGCTATCTCTGCCTCTTGGGCGAACCGATTTGCGAGGAGGCGGGCCTTGGCGGGGCCAACCATCGTGGCCAACTTCTGCATCGTTGCCGGCGTCCGCAGGGCCTTCAGGTTCAGGCGACCATTGGCGGCCTTCTCCAGCGTATCGTTCACGAAGCCGGCCAAGTGAGCCTGCTTTTCCGCATCCGAGAGGCTAGCGTAGCGCTCGCGGAACATGGGAACAGGAACAGACGGGTTCATGAGCTTCTTGGCATTCTTGAAGGCCGTGTCGGCTTTGAGATAGTCCGAAGACCTATCTAGGGCTTCCGAATAGCCAGGAATGGCCTGCTTCAGCTCAGTGGTGAGGTCTCGCGTTGCCACGCCGATACCATAGTTCCCCTGGGACTGAGCATCGGGCAGCGGCTTATTGGAAATGGGATGCCGCTCGACCTGGCGACCAATCGCCTTGCGCACCGCGTCCCACGTCTCCGCCGTCGCGCCTCGGACCTCCACAACATCCGGCAAACCGCCCTCGGTCATTCCCTTTACCACAAAACCCGCCGCCTGTGGATCTTGTCCAGTGTTGAGCATATCGGCGGCCACGGTCGATAGCGCCTTTTTGATCACCGGACGGCGCGATAGCTGGGCTAGCCCTTCAGTCTGGAGCGGGCCTGGCGCCGCATCAAAAGCGGCGCGGAACAGCGGAGCGGCTTCTTGTTGACCCACCTTCACAATATGTTCGATGTCACCCAAAGCCGCATCGGGAGAGAGGCCCGTCACCTCGGATAGATCGTTCAGCAGGCGCTCACCCGCCGCCTCCTTGCGCGCGGTCAGAAGGGCTTCAAGATTGTCGCCGGTAGCGCCAGAACGTCGCGCCGTCGCGGCGAGCTGCGATATGCCAGTACGACCAAGGGCCTCGGCAGCGGTGATCGGCTTGCCCACCGATTCAACCTCATTGCCCGAGAGCGCCCGCTTTGATCGGCTGACGATGTTACCGACGTACTCCTGGCCCTTCTCGGCGCCCTTGGCGACTTGCTTGGCAGTCGGTTCAGGCAGGTCGCGACCAAGGCCGGTCACAACGCGGTCACCAGCCTCGCGCGCCGCAGACCATGCGCGCTTGGCGACTGCCATCCCACCCTTGGCGAGGACCGGCGCAGCGCCACCTACTACGCCACCCACAAGAGCGCCCTGCGCGGCTCCGGGAACGCGCTTGCCCTCGTCTGCCGATCCGGATCCAGTTATCGCGCCGGCTGCAGCTCCCACCTGAGCAGCCCGCAATGCCGCGCCACCTAGAGTTTTAGCACCTTCCACATACTTGCCGCCGGGTACCCATGCCCCGCCCGCCAGTTGCTGAACGGCGTTCGTCACCGGCTTCCGCGCGGCAAAGTCCTTCTCCTGCTCTAGGGAGGCCTGACGAGCGGCGTCGTAGGCATCCTTAGCGGTGTAGCCGGCTGGCTTGCCGGTGATCGGGGCGAGCGCGTTCCGAGCCATGGTCGCAGCGGCGGCGACACCGCCCTGGATCTCGTCACCCCAGCCGAACAGCGCTCCCCTGCCCTGCGCAAGCTGGCCCTCCGCGAACCCACCGAGCACGGGAATGTCGCGGATGCGGCGGTAGTTCTCACGCTGTTCAGCGAGGGCCTTTGCCTTGCCGCTGGACGGTTGGCCAGCAAGGTGAAGGACGATCTCGGCTGCACCATAGCCGGCGGAACGAGCAGCGGCGACCTTGGGGCCGATAGCGGCGTCTCGTCCAAGGAAATCCGCAATCTCCTGGTCACTGTATCCGGCCTGTTTGGCCTTGGCGATCTTAGCGCCGACGTCCGACGACGCGGCCTTGGGGGCAGCAACGACGCCCTGCGCGATCATGCCTGAAACGCCGTACGGCGCGACTTTGTCGGCCATTGATCAGTTCCCGAAAATGCTGTCGAGCGAAGGGCGGTTGGAGGACGTCTTGGCCTGGCCACCGGTGCGCTTGACCGGCTCTCCAAGGTTCTTGGCCGGGCGCACAACCGGATTGCCCGCGTCGCCATTGTCGTTACGGCGGAGGTTTCCTTGCGGGTCGATGTAGTGGGCGCCGAAAGGGATCGTCGAGCGAGGCTGACCGCCACTCAGGTCAAACGGCTTTCGGATGGACCCTTGGGTGAACTGGCGCGTGTCGAGGGGGTCGACACCTTGGGCCGAGCGGCGCGCGTTGATGGTCTGTCCGCGAAGCCGAACGGCCTGGTCATCGATCGCCTGGATCTCAGCGAGGCGCTGCTTCACGAACTCTTGGTCGCCGGTGTTGGCGATCAGTTCGTTCCAGGCGCGCTGAGCGTCGCCTTCCGTCTGGACGCCCTTATTCAGGCGCAGGCTGTCGTTGCGCATCTTCTCAAGGCCGGCTTTGAACGACCCATAGTTCCGGCTTTCGTCAGTGCTGGCTCCGACGGCGTTGCGCACGGTATTCACCGCGTTCGCGACAGGGCTGAGCCTCAGCTTTCCGCCATCGATCTTCTCGTGATAGCCGGCCAGCTGCTCGCTCAGCGCATTGGCGCTCTGCATGGCTTCGATATCGCCCGTCTCAGCCGTCTGATCGCCTTGGCGAAGGGCTTTCTGCGGCGCGCCGTTGCTTCCCAGGACGGTGATTTTCTTTCCGTCCCACCATCCGCGCTCACCGTTCGGGCCGCGGACTTCGTAGCCTTGCTGCGCCATGATCAGCCTCCAGCCTTCGACCAGCCTTGCGGCGGCGCGGGGATCGATGAAATGGCCCTGCCTGCGCTTTTCTTCGCAGGCCGTGACACGACAGCATCCCGACGAATGCCGGCCTCTCGCGCGATCACTTCGGGATCTCGGGGGCCGCCCCGGACATAGGTCATGTTGCCGTCTTCGTCGTAGGCGTAGCCGCTCGCGGCGCGGGGCGTGCCCTTATAGATTTCCTTCGCCTCGCCAGTGGCCTCGTTGATGCCAATGATGGCGCCGGTGTTGGGGTCGCGCTGGTACTTGTAGGTGGTCGCGCCGGCCAGGCGGCTAAGAGTGTTGGCGGGATCGGCGACCAGGGCGGTTCGGATTTGCGCAATCTGCTCCGGGTTGCTGCCATAGGTCGCCGCGCGCTGGTCGTAAGCGGCGATCGCTGCGTCAGGCCCTTGGTCCTTCAGGATACCTTGGAGATAGGCCGCCTCGGTCGCGATCTTCTTCGTCTGCGCGTCGTGGGCTTCGTCAACTGTGCCGACCGCTGCGACGTCGCCGATGTCGGCATACGCGGACTTGGCGGCCTGATAGTCGCCCTTGGCGAAGGCCTGGGCGCCGGAGACCTTGGCGGCGCGGTCGGTGGCGTCGCGCTGGGTGCGCTCCAGGACCGAGGCCTCATCCGGTGCAAGGCGTCGCAGCGTGGCCATGTCGCCGTTCGCGCGGGCGAGGCGCAGGGCCTCCTCGTCGCGGCGCTCCTGGCCCGCCTTCTGATAGCGAACGGCATCACCGAGGAAATTCGGCGTCGTCAACATCCCGAAGTCGATCTGTCCAGCCATGTCGATCTCCTAGACGCTGGGGCCGTAGGCGCCCGTGCGGGCGGCGGCGGGGGCCTTCAGGCCGTTGTAGTAGCTCAAGGCATTGACGCCGGTGCTCAGCAGGCCGTTGAGGTTGCTGGCGCTGGACAGCGCGGCGTTGCCTTGGTTGGCGGCGTTCGAGAACAGCGCGTTCGAAGTCGTGTTCACCCCGTTCTGGACGGCGGTGTTGGTTTGCGCCGCCGCGCCCTGGCCGATGTTGGCGAGGTTGAAGAGGTTGTTGGTGCCAACGTCGTATCGACCGGTCTCATAGGTGCGATTGTTCAGCGCCAGATCGGTGCCGTAGGCGCGGTCGGTGTTGAAATTCTGATCGGCGCGGCCCTGGCCGTACTGGTAATCGGACCTTGCCATGGTCGCGGCGTTCTGCTTGTTGCCGGAGTTCAACTGGTCGTAGTTGAGCTTGTTGCCGCTGTTGAGCTGCGCATAGTTCAGCGCGTTGCCGCTGTTCAACTGGTCGTAGGCTTGACGCTGTTGAGCGTTCAGTTGGTCGTAGTTCAGCGCGTTCGACGACTTCAGACCGGTGTCGTAGTTGAAGTTCGAGTCCGACCGATTGCGGTCCGTATTGTACTGGCCGGTCGTGAAGTCACGATAGTCGCCGTAGTACTTGACGGTGTTGTCCTGGCCGATCTCCTGGAGGCGCTTCAAAGCCGCTCCGGATTGCAGGCCGCCAGTCGCCGCCAGCGCCGAAGCAGCGGCTCCGGACTGCCTGTTGATGTCGTAGAGGGCCGCCTGGTATTCGGGCGAGCTCTTGAAGGCCTCCAGCGACACGTCAAGCTTGGGATTGTAGTCCGGGCGGGTGTAGTCGCCAGCCGCGTATGAAGTCGCGGCATAGGTCGGGGCCTTGTACTCCTGGCCGGTGTAGGTGTCCGGCGTGTAGGCGGCTGGAGCGGCTTGATCGGCCGGACGCGTGTAGGTTCCGACCTTCGCCGCGTCCGAAAGCTGAACGTCGGTCTTGGGCGCCGCCGATGCGGCCTCTTCGGCGGTATAGGCCGGCACGCTGTAGCCGGCGGCTTGGCCATAGCGGCTGAAGTGGTCGGCGGCGCGCTCGGCTTCGGTCGCGCCATTGAAGCCGCCGTTCGGATCTTTTACCGCCGCCGCGACGTCTGGATGCGCGGCGAGATAGGCAGTCCAGTTCTGGTCGCCCGCCTTGGGGCCGGCGGGAGCATTGACACCGAGGCGGTCACCGAGTTGGCCGAGGGCAGCATCACCCTGAGCACGCGCTACGGCGGTATTGGCCTGTTGCGTCGCCAGGGCCTCGCGATTGGCTTGAAGCGTCGCGTCGGTCGCGCTCTGTGAGGCTTTGGCCGCCTTGCTTGACGCGTACGCGCTCGCGCCCGCGCCAACAACGGCTGAACCCAGAATTGCACCGCCTACTGGCATTTCACAACCTCCAGCACGTCTCCGCGCAAGCCAATCACAGCGTTCCCGATGTCCATCTGGTCCGCGCCTATGGGGGTGATCAGGCCGTAGCCCGCGATCAACGCCCACTTATTGTAAGTCCAGGCCGCCTTCAGCGCCTTGCCGGCCTTGAACATCAAAGCCGTCGCACCCGCCGCCCGGTCGTGCGCCTCGTCCTCGGGATGGTTCTCATGCCCAAGCGCTGCTTCGATCAGCTCATGGAAAGCCTCGCCCTCGCGCCGACAAACGTCCGAGCGCTGAACCCAGCGATCGAGCGTCAGGCCGTAGACCGTGAAGTCAGTCCCGTCCGTCCAGCCGCCGCGCCGCGTGAATAGTTTGTCAAAACCGCACGCTCTGACGAGGCCAAGAGCCGACAGGTTCGGGGCGGGAACGCGGGTCACGACCTCCAGGCACTCGGTCTGGGTGAACATGTAGGCCAGACTTGCCCTTGCGGCAGCGACAGCAGTTTTCGCGCCAGGCAAGAACATGCTGTGCACCTCGTAGACGTGCCCGCCAAGGTGCACGTAGACGAACCCCCCTTCCGGAGCGACAAGGGCAATGTTGCTCTCGTCTCGCAGAAGTTCCGAGAGGTCTATGATCCCATGGCCACCGAGCGCGGAGCGAACATCGGGGTGATTGGCGACGTCATTGAGAAAGTCTGCGCTGCTCGTGCGTTCGATCATGGCGTTGGCGGCGTTGGCGCCGGCCCTGGATAGTCCGGAAGTGGCGGATCGGGCGGCGGGAGGGTCGTGCTGGTCGCTGTAGCGAGAACCGCGACGCAGATTTGCAGGTAGGCGGTGCGCGAGGTGGTGGCGTTGACGAAGTCCGTCATCCACTCAGCGAACGCGTTCAGGTAGTCGATCTGATCGCTCTGGCTGGTCTGTAGCGCCGCAATGTCGGCAATGGCCGCCTGCAGCATGGTTAGCAGGTCATCCTGAGCACCCTCCTGGGTCTCGATGGCCTTGCCCAGGTTCTGCCAGAAGATTTGGAAGCCAGGCGTCGGCGTGCCGTCACGCTGGACGATGGCGCGCGATAGCTCCAAGGCGGGGAATTTGAAGGTTGCCGCCATCAGGTGAGCTTCTCGTTGTAGCCGGCGGTGTGCACCGTGAACGGTACAGGGTCAGACATTCGCCAACACCAGATGCGAGTGCCAAAGCGCATCTTCGTCGGGTTTTTGAAGGTGGGCTTGCGGTTGTACTGACCTTGGCGACCAAGCGAGGCGTACTGCCATTCCGACCAGGTCTTGCCCTCGTTGTCGCTGTATCGCATCGCCAGCTTTGGATCGTCGCTGGGATAGGCCAAGCCTGCGCCGCCAACCGAGCACTCGGTGAAGACGTTTGAAAACCGTAGGGTGGTGCGCGATCGGGTCAGCCCGAAGAACTCGCGCACCAGCGGCGTGCCGTCATCTGTCAGGGCCGTGGGCGTGATCTGGCGGATTTTGCTGTCGAAGGATCCGCCGGTGATCCACTTGCCCTTGGCCAGTTTGGCCCCGCAGCCGGCCATGAACAGGCTCTTGCCGTTCGTGCCGAAGTCCGACCACTGACCCGTCGTGAAATCGTATGCCAGCGTCCCCTCACCCGGCACATCGAGCACATAATAGACGTGCTGCTCCAGGGTAAAGGACCAGCCATTGAGCGTGGTGGCTGGGTCGTTGTCGTTAGCAATCAATCGGCCGCGCGCTATCGCTTCGGCTATGTCCGGCTGGCTGATCGGCGTCGGAATGCCGCCCGACCGATAGATGATCCCGTCATCTCCTACCCAGGCCAAACCCGCGTCTGTCGTGGCCAGGCTGAAGACGCTAGCGAGGCCAGCCGGAGAATGGCGCCCCACCACGCGCTGCGCCGGAAGGTCGGGGTCACCGGTCGGCGTCCACCACTCAATTGAGGAGCGACCGAGGATCATCAGTTGGTCGTCATCGACGCCAAGGCCCTGGATGGCGTCCGGAGAGGACTCGGCCGTGAAATAGTTCAGCGGGTCAATCGTCGTTTCGCCAGGATTGGTAAAGTATACCCGGCCGGTGCTCTTGATCGAAACCCAGAACCGGCCGGCAAGGTACACGACATCCGACGCTTGCGAGGTGTCAGGTAGTGCCACAACGTCCAGGGGGCCGCTTCCAGGCTTGCAGTAGAGCGTACCGCTGCGGACGATCATCGTGTTTGCGCCGTCGGTGGCCATGCGGACGCGGCTTGATCCAGAAATCCCGCCACTGCCGACCGAGACCGCGCCGCTTGACGAGACCGCGAAATAGAACTCACCCGAGACACCGAAAACGTCGTCGTTGGCATTCTCGCGGCGGATGAGACCGGCGATGAAGCCACCGCCCGCATTGCCCAGGTAGCTAAGGCCTGGCCGGCTGATCATTGACACCTGATCGTCAACGTTCGTCGGGTCAGCCTCGAAGATCATGTTCAGCGGCCGGGCCGGAATGTTCTCCGACCTGACATATCGCCCCTTGGCAAGCGCTATCGCGGCCAAGGATTGAGCCCCTGCGGAAAGGCCTGATAGCCACGGCGCGTAAGCACCGGATCGACGTAGACGTTGCGGACCTGACGGTGACGGGCTCGCAGAGCGCCTTGAGCGCGCTGAAAGGCGACGGTCGTCTCACCCTGGACCGATGCGCCATCCGTCGGCGCAAGGCGCATCGCCAGCATGACAGTGAAGGCGTCTTCGCAGTCCCGAGCGAGCGGGAATTCGTCGTTGCTGGACAGCTCGGTGACGCGGCGCCAGTCGGCCAGGTCAGCACGGTACATCCAAGTGCGATTGAATCCGGCGGTGTTAGCGGTAAGGTCCGCCACCGCCCCCTCAACCTTACGACCGTTGCGGCTGATCGTGACCGGCGAGGCCGCGAACATGCCGTTGACATCCACGACCGAAAAGCGGCTGCCGTTCTCTGGCGCCACCGGAAACGAGAGGTTTATGCCGCCCGTCGAAGCCAGGAGGCGCAGGTTGTTGGGCATGCAGGCCGCGTCGATCTCGGGGTAGAGCGCAAGATCGACGTCTCGCAGCTTCTCGCCGACCCCAAGGCCCGCCAAGTCGTCCATCAGGGCGTTGAACCGGCGCATGCCGTTGCGCTCGTCAGCAGCGCTCATCGCTTCGTTGGCATAGGAGCCAATCTCGCGGTAGGCGTCGGTCAGGATGTCGCGACAAGTCGACATGCGGTCACCTCCCGGAGAAAGGGGCGCGTCCGGCGCCGTGAGATCTGATCAAGGGCCGGACGCTGGGCCGAGGTGGGGATCAGGCCTCGGTCGTTTCGGTCTTCGGTTTGCGGCCACGAGAGCCGCCCTTCTTGCCGTCGCCATCGTGGTCGAGCGGGTCTTGATCGTGGCCGGCGTAGCCAGCCTCCAGGGCGGTCAGCTCCTCGTCTTCGCCAGCGACGATGATGTGCTGTTCGCCCTTGAAGAGCATTTTCGGGTACTCTTCGAAGGCCTTGGGCGGCGAGACGGCATCTGCGGAACTGGCGGGCGTCCCCTCGGGAAGCTTGCCTGCCCCGACGAACTTGAAACCTTCGGCGACGGCGGCGGCATCTTGCTCAGCAGTTTCGACGATGCGCTCCACGCCTTCACGCACGAGCATCTTCGGGTATTCGATGAACTCCATGGGGAGTCCTTTCGTGCTTGGGGGATGGGGGTGGGCGACCCGAAGGCCGCCCAGGTCGATCACGCGCCGCTGAAGCGGGTGCCCAGGCGGCGATCGATGTTCTTGACGCCGTAGATCACGTCGAAACGGTGATTGTGGGTGTCGCTGGCGCCGTCCGAATAGCGCCAGTAGCGGATGGTCAGGCCGGTATCCGGGTCGGTCGCGTAAGACGCCTCGCCGGTGTAGGGCATGATCATCTTGGCGCTGACCAGCTTCAGGGCAGTCGCGTGGAACGCCGTGTTCTGGGCGTACGACGTGCTCGCCGTGCCGCGCCAGGTGATGGTCGCACCGTTGGCGGGGGCGGCCGAGACGTTTTGGTAGGCGCCGCTCGTGATGATCGGATTGGCGATCGTCAGGGTGGCGTTGCCCGAACCGTCGGCGGTGACGTCGGCCAGGTTCACGAACTGCGCCAGGTAGGGCAGCGTGTCCTTGGTGCGCGGGTTGCAGGCGAAGACGCCAGCGATGGTGAAGATTTCGCCGCGCTTGACCGTGCCGGCGTTACCCAGGCCCGCGACGATCAGGGTTTGCTGGTAGCCCGAGCGCACCGACAGGAACGTGACGTTCTGCGAGGCGCCGTTGACCGTGCCGGTGGCGTTGCGCGTGCCGGTGGTCAGTGTGCGGACCGTCTGGCTCATGTAAGGCTCGGTGTTCCCGATGATCGGGATCTTGGCCTTCTTGAGGGCGCTCGTGGCGATGTCGTTGTCGGACATGGCCGCGTTGGCCAGCAGCGAGCCGGCGACGCCATAGCCGTCACCCGGGGTCATGACCGCATAGCGATCGGTGGCCGGGATGGCCAGCTCGTCCAGGCGCTGCGGAGCGGCGAAGAACTGCGTCGGGCTCGACAGGGTGTTGCCCGGCGTGCCGACCCAGTTGGGGAACTCCAGCGTCTGGTCCATCAGGTCGAGGTCGATCTGAGTGGCGAGCTGGCCCATCGCCGAGTTCAGGACCCGCGACTTCAGCAGCTTGTTGACGTTCAGCGTCTCCTCGACCGAGGTGAACTGCACGTCCACGCCCTTCTGCTTGTCGAGGTTCACGGCGATTTCGCCTTCGATCACGTCTTGCGGCGAAGCGGTGCGACCATCGCGGACGATGAACTCCGGCGGACGCTTGACGTAGACCGTCAGGCCCGTTCCGGAGCCCGGATCGAACGTCTTGTCGACGCCCTCGTTGTCGACCAGCTTGGCGAGAACGAGGTTGTTCTTGAGGAACTTAAGGCCCGCGTTGGCGAAGACCTTGGGGGAGAGAAAGCCATTGGCCATGTGAGATGGTCCTTGCTTGCCGGCGCACCGGCGCTGTCAGGGAAGGACCGCGAAGCCGCTAGTAGGCCTTTTCGAACGCCGAAAAGTCGTCGGTGTCGGGCGAGACCTTGAACTGGCCGCCGGATCCACGGACTTGCGGCGCCGGAGAAGGCGCATCGGTCGCGATCTTGGGTTTCGGTGGGGGCGTGGTCTCGGCTTGAGCCGGTGCGGCGGTCGTGGCGGCCAGACGGCCCTCGACCTTGGCGATCTCGTAGACCTGAAGGTGCAGCGGCAAGGCTGACAGGCGTTCGAGTTCGTTCTTGTTGGCGCCGTAGTAGTCCGCGAGCTGCGGTCCGACTTCGGACACCATGATGATGTCGTTCAGGCCGGTGGGCACTTCCGGTAGGGCGCAGAAGGCGGTGAAGCCGTCAGGATCGCCGTCGGGGAACGCCTCGGCCTTGCGTTGAGAGAAGGCCTCGCGGGACTTGGCGAGGGCTTGGTCGGCTTGTTCGCGCTGGCGCTCCGCGTCGAATTCGCGGCGCATCTCCTGCCGGACTTCGAAGCGGGCGTGGTCGCGGATGTAGGCGGCGTCTTCGTCACCGAATTCGTAGTCGTTCGGGTCGGGCGCGCCGTCGGTCTGGGCCTGGCGCTGATCGGTCGGAGGGGCCTTGCCGGCAAGAGCCTCTTCCAGCCGCTTCTGGATGGCTTGCTCGCGGCGTTCGGCCTCAGCGGCCTTCCAGGTGAGCTCGTCGATGCGCTGCTGCGCCGTCTTCTTCGGCTTGGCGGCGGCTTCCGGTTCGGGTTGGGGTTCATCGCCTTCAGCAGGATCCGAAGGCTTGTCCCCGTCTCCCTCTGCCGACGGAGCGGGCTCCGGTTCGGCATCGGCGGCTTTGGGCTCCTCGGCCGGAACTTCGGTCGCAGGGTTGTCGATCGAGGCTTCGAACGCGGCGAAGTCGTCAGAGGCGGACAGGTCCGCTCCGTTGGTCGTGTCGGTCATGGTGGGGTTTGCGCCTTACGGCGGGTTCAGGGCTTAGGCCGCCTGGAAGCCTTGGCCGGGGGCGAGTTGTTCAGGGCTGGCCGGTCCCTGCTCGAAAGTCGGCGCAGGCTGGGTCGCCAGCGATGACATGGGCGCGCTCATCGGCGGCGCCGGAGCGAATTGGTCCTGCGGCGGCGCACCGGGCATTTCCAGCGGAGCCGAGAGCGGAGCGTGCTCGTGCGGGTTGACGCCGGTCATCGAAGCCTGGGCGATGGCGACAGCAGCATCGGCCTCGGCCTTGTCGGCGTCAGCCTCCGCTTTGCGCGCCTTGGCGTTCTGTTCGCGCAGGTCAAGCTGCGCCTTCTGGAGCGCCATGTTCTGCGCCTGCTCTTGGGCGGGGTTCGGCGGAGGCGGCTGTTGCGGCTGGTTTGGATCCGCAGTGAGCTGAGGCGGCAGGCTCTTGTGAAGGCGCTCAGCGATCTCGTTGCCCAGCGGAATGTCGTGCGACTTGATGATGAGGTCCGGCGCGACCTGGCCAAGGATCGGCATGGACTGCGCCAGGCTGGTCAGGGTCTCAGCGGCTTCGACGCGCTGAGTGGTGTACGAAGGACCGGTGTCAATCACCACGTCGTATTTGCTGTCACCAAACTTGATCGACTGCGGATCGTTCGGGTCGTTCAGGTTGACGGCCTTGGCCACCTCATCCTTACCCAGGATCGTAATGATCCGCTTGGTGTCATAGGTGATCGGCAGAAGCTGGTTGATGACGTCGCCACCTGCCCTGATGGAAGCACGGAGGTTATCGCCATAGACGTAGGTCGCAACGTCGCCTTCGCGTTGGCGGGCCAGGATCGCCTTGCCGCTAGTCTCGTTCGAGCGGATGCCCAGACTGGCGTCATGTATGCCCGTGACGTCCTTCATGTCCTGTGAAGCCATGGCGGCTTCGTTCAGGACGGCGGCGGAGATCGGCGGCGGGTTGACGCGCTCGGGCCTATTGTTGGCGTCGTACGGAAGGACGGTGTCGCCGTTCTCCGCTGCGTCGCGGAAGTCGTCGTTGGGCGAGGCGGCGGTCTGCGGCATAAGCCACTGCGCCTTCGGGGCCAGGGCGAGGGATTCTGCCGAGACCGAACGCCAGTAGTTCTTGAGGCGCGCCGGGTCCTTGGCGAAGCGCACGAGACCCCAGCGTACACGGCGATCACCGACCCACAATTCGTTGGCCGTCACCTTGATCACCGGAACGCGGTCGATGGGCCACTCGACCGGTTCGGCCAGGATGCTGTGACCGTTGGTCAGGTAGATGCAGCAGGACTTTCGCACCGTCTCGCGCTTGCGAAGAACCGTTGCGCCCTCCGGTACTTTGTCCGCGTCAACGACCGAGCCGTCCTCCAGAAGGGCGATCTCGACCTTGGTCTCCTTCATCATGCACAGGCGGGTGACGCGGACGGTGTCCGTCGTGCACCAATCGGCCTGCGCCATGTCGGAGGTCAGGTCGGACGGAACCTTGTCCGGATAGGCCTTGTCGAAGGCCTTGCGGGTCATGACGTCGCTGACCCAGACATGCCCAGCGTCGCGGCCGGTCTTCTCCACGCTCATGCGATCCCAGACCACGCTGAGCGGGTTCGGGATGCTCTTGAGGCGGATGACGCGGTTAAAGCTGCGTGGGTCGGCGAAATCGATGTCGACCTCAAACGCTCCGACGCCGCCGATGGCCTGGGTTTCGCCTGCGCCGACGTAAATGCCTTGAGCATCGCACTCGCGCTCGATCTGGCGGACCAGGCCCTCGCGGATATCGGCCTCTGCCTTGTCGTTCTCTTCGGCCGGCGAGATCTTGATAGCCGGGCGGTTGATACGGATGTCGCCCGTGACCTGCGCCACCTTCTGCGGGAGGTCGTTGATCGTCAGGCAGGGCTTGCCCTTGCGAGCGGCCAGGTCGGCGTCGGTCCAGTGTTTGCCGACGTGAAATTCCATGTCTTCAAGTGTCGCGTCGCGGTTCAGGCGATCGGCGTCAAGGTCAGCCTGAAATTCCTCACGCACCCACTGGCAGAAAGCGTCTTCGTCCTCGAAGCCATCCGGGATGGTATAGGCGTTGGCGTCTTCAGCCATGTCTATGCTCCCATCCAGGTTGATCCGCTGCGCTGCGGTCTTACGCGGCGCTCCAGGGCGCGCTTGGCAGTCATCCGACGCGCGAGCACGACCGCGTCGCCCCGGTCAGGGCTGCGGCGCAGGCGCTTTAGGATTTCCTCTTTGCTTTCGATCAGGATCCCGCGCGGCGTGGGCCTCCAACGAGGCGCGCAGAGATCGGCCTTCAGTTTTGGGTCGGGCGGAAGTGCGATCGGGTCGGGGTTTTCCGGGTCCAGATCTTCGCGAAGGCGCCACCAATCTCGGGCGCGGACATTGTAGAAGCCGAGCGTGTCATCCTTTGTCCGCTCGTCGGTACCCTCAGCGCCGTTGACGCCGATGGTTTGGATTTCCTGCCCGACCAGCCAGTCGTAAGGGCTTGAGCCCCAACCTACGATGTCGATGTGGACAGGCGCCTTGTCGCGACGCTTCATCAGAACCTGGCCGCCGACAGTTGGGCCGTCAGGCGACGCCGTACCAGGCATGACGGTGAGTTCGTCATACCAAGCGCCGTGGCGCGGGCTTATGATCGTCTCATCTCGCCCACCACGCGACACGTCCACACCAAGGCTATCCATCGGCCCCTTGGCATCCTTCGGGGTCCAGCGCGCTTGCGCTGCCTCGACCCAAGCCGTCGGGATGACCTGCCATCGGTCATCCTCGACGCCGGCCATGAAGTCGCCGCGGAGCATCTGTGAGCGAAGCGGCTCAGGCAGGCCCTGAAGCTGAGCGATGTAGCCAGTACCGGTCAGGAACGGATTGTCTGTCACTCGCGACGGAATGAAGGTCCGCGACAAGGGCTTGATGATCTCCTCGCGCCGATACCGCTTTCGATCAAATTCGTATCGGGGCTCACCATCGGCGATCACGAACTCGCGGCCGTCCTCGACCTCGACATCTGCTCCGGCGATGGTGGCAAACCAGCGCAACTCTCCTGGCTTGGCCGGGTTGGGATGCTGGGCGTTCAACCAAGGGCCGAAGAAGTCGATGACCCAGCGGCCGTCCGAAGTCGTGGGCGGATTGAACGTCAGTAGAGCCCTGCATCGCTGGCCAGGAGTCGTGGTCCGCAACCACCCCAGCAGGAACCTGACTTGGCTCTCCAAGAGGTTCGTCGCCTCATCGAACCCGATAAAATCGTGCGGCCTGCCTTGGTATTTCGCCTCATCGCCGGCATGCGGGAACGAGCCGAACTCGACCTGCTTTCCCGGGATGCGCCAGATCTTGTCCTGGCCGTTGTAGCCATGGCGCGAGCCGAGCAGCTCGGCGAGCCTGTCGATGATCCCGACAAGCTGAGTGGCTTCCCGACGGAAGATGATGCCGCGCTCGTGCTGCGTCAGCATCGTTCCGCACATCAAATCGGTTTTGCCGCCGCCCGCTGCGCCGCCGTAGCCAGTAATGTCCGCCTCTGAGAAGTAGGCGTCGGTTTGCGGTCCCGGCTGAGGGCGCCAGAGCGCCTTGTCTGTCGAAAGGAGCTTGCCGACCTCGGCACGCTCATCGTCGGTCATGTAGGGAAGTAGATCGGCGATATCAGTCGCCCGCATCAGCCCCATCTTCCGCTTTGCGCTTTCTGGCCTCAGCAACAGCAAGGATTGCCGCAAGTTTCGCGGCGACCAAGCTGTCGTTTGTCTCTATGGGCCGCCCGTCGATTCCGCCAATCTCGGCGACGACGCGCTCGCCGTACTTCTTGGGAGCCAACTTAGCGGTCTGCCACTTGATGGTGTCGATTTGAAGCCGAGCGACAGGAACGCTATCGACTGTCGCCCCATCCGCGATGGTCATGGCTCGATCAAACTGAAAGTCCGCCTGGGCCTCGCGCGCCTGCGCGTATTGCCGCCGGAAGTCCTCGTTCCATTCCTCATTACCGGCGAGCCATCGTCGAACCGTCGTCTCAGACGGAAGGAACCCGACATCGGTCTGGCGGTCGCCCTGGCAGATGGCGCGAAGGCTTTCACCCTTGGCAAGGCGGTTACAGAGTTCCTCTGCTATCTCCGGCGTGTAGTCTGATGGCCGCCCCACGTCTTAGCCCTCGCGGCTCGCGATTTCGGCCTTCAGCGCGGCGATAGCGGCCTTCAGCTCCTCGACGTTCTCGGCAAAGCCGGCTTGGCCCTTTCTGGCCTTGAGCTTACCTTCAAGGTCGGCGAGGCGAAGCTGAAGGGCCTGGGTCACGTAGTCGGACATGTCTCGGATCTCCTAGGCCTTTCCGCCATCCCAACGCTGGCCCTGGCCGTAGCTCCAGACACATGCGGGATTTTTGGCGGTCGGGATTTACTTCTTGGCCTTCATACGCTTGGCGCAGGCGGCCTTCATCTCGTCGGGCGCGCGGGTGTCGAGCCATGCCTGATAGAGCTGCTGGAAAATCGCTTGCACGGCGTAGGCTTCGAACTCAGGCGACGGCTTCTCTTCGCCGATCTCCTCGCGGACATGTTGCCAGACGTGCGTGGCCTCGTGAGCCAAGACACCAGCGATCTCGATGCGACTGTGAGCCTCCTCAAGATGGTCTCCGAGGGTGACGATGGCGCCTGCGCTGCCCTTGTGGCGATAGAAGCTCGCCCGGCCGGCGGTGTTCGGGTACGGCTCGCTCTGGCCAATGCGGCGCATTTCGCGGCGCCAGGCCTTCTTGCTAGGGCAGAAGCCGATGCTGACTGGCTGCCATCCACGCTCGATCCATACGATATGGTCGGCGTCGGACTTACCAGCCAAGGGCTTTTCCCATGACGTGCTTGGCCGTGGCGCAAACCAGGAAGAGTACCAGGAAGGCGCCGATGACGAGACCGGCGGCGAGCAGGCCTAAGATGGCGATCAAGCTCATGCCGGCCTCCTATGGGTTTCGCGCCTGCCGCCTCTTTGCTGAGGCCTCGGTCTACCGGGCATGGGGTGGCGTTGTTGCGGCGGCGCGAAGGTGAATTCCCGCCCCTCCCCGGCTCGTCGTGGGGGCTTCACAAGATGAGGGGATGAGGAAGGGCGGGAAATACGGGCGCCGGGGCGCATTTTCTGAGATATGAAAAGCGCGGACGGCCATCAGGCCTAACCGGCTTTCCGTCTGGGGGGCCTGCCCGTCTAGCGAGCTACCGTCTTATCGGGCCTAGGCCCTCAGCCCTCGTCCAGGACCACGCCGAAGCGAAGGCCATTGCCTATGTTGTGCCCTGGTTCGCGGCTTGGCGCAAGGGGTGGTGTTCAGCGCCCTCGCCCGCCCTCGGCGATACCGTCGCGTCTCATGTGCTCGGCGATAGGCCTGCCGTCAACACTGCAGGCGGCAATGACTCGGTCGTAGCTGGATGTCCGGCCGTTCTGGCCGCGCTCGACGATGCAGACGGCACGCCGGCCGACGAGGCGATCCATGACGCGCTTCGCCTCCCGACCGCCGGGTTCGTGCAGCTCCGGGGCGAACCAACGGGCCTCGCGGATCTCGACCCATTGCGCCCGGTCGCGGCCCAAGGCGACGCAAAGCGAATCCCCATCGCCAGCGTAGATCACCGGCCCAGCGATGACCTGGCCGGCGCGATAGCCGCTCACCGGGGCCTCGCACGGGTCGGCATGGGCGGCGCCAGCGGTGAGCGCCAGGCCGGCAGCGATGATCAGCGCGCGCATCAGACGGCCTCGGGCGTCATCTGGGTGAACTCGACCTCTTGCGGCGCGCCGCCCAGGTCGAACTGCAGCTTGGCCCGGTTCTTCTTGGTGACCAAGCCCAGCACCTCGGCAAAATAGCCGTACCATTTGCCCGCCACGACTAGGACGCGGTCGCCCTTCTGGGGACGATACTTCCCCTCCTTCGGAGTCGGGTCGTCGAACTCGCCGAAGCGCTGGCGCATCATGAGGTCACCGATCTTCATGTCAGGGAAGCGGAACGGATTGACCGTGCCAGCGCGATGAACGAAGCGCCCAAAGCCGTCTAGATCGCGGATCGGCTCATAGTGGTCGGCGATCGAGCAGCAGACGAACACGTATCCGGGGAAGATCGGCCGCTTGATCGTCACCTTGCCCGACCGCTTGCGGACGAAATGGGTCGAGACGGGACGATAGGTGTCCAGCTTCAGGCGTTTCAGCCCGGCGAGAAAGCTGGCCTCGCGGGTCGGCTTGGCCTTGATCGCGTACCAGCCCATGCCGAGCGCGGGGCGGGCCATCAGGCCATCGTCGCTCAACTTGTGGGTCAGGTCATCGACCTCAGTCTTCGTGATGTTGGTCATAGTGGATTCCCCGGGTGTCTTGAGGTCAGGCTTGGGCTTGGCGTTCGAGAAGGGAGCGAAGCTGCGGAGTGATGCCGCTCTCGTCGACACGTCCAGACACGTCAGGGCGAGGAGCCTGGACCGACTTGGACCGGGTTCGGCGCTCGTCGTCCTTGGCGAGATAATGCGCGAGCTGGGCGCGGACGCGGGCCTTATCCTCCGCCGTGGGCTCTACGCGGCCGGTTGAGGTCTGAAGCAGCGGGCGTATGGACGGGTCGATGTAGTTCGGATCCGAGTCCGCAGGGTGCGGCCGGCGCGGCGGCTTGTAGTCCATCGCCGCCTTGGCGCGCTCGTACGACCGAACGGCGCGGTTTGGCGTGGTCCTGGCCAGTTCCAGCAGTTTGCCTGGCTTGGGCAGAAATTCAGCATCCGGCCGACGAACCCATGCCGCCATCGCCGCCTCAACTGCACCCTCGGTCAGGTCGCCCAGCACGTCGGTATAGTCCGCCCAGAACTCCGCCCACTCGCCGTCCGAGCGCTCCGGCTGCGGGAACAGCGCGAACCGCCGTCCGATGACACGCTTGACGCCATGGTAGCCTGCCGGATCGGTCGCCCTGGCCTTCAGCGCCGGAAGCGCCCTTGCCGCCTCCGTCAGCAGCACCGGGTTTGCCGCGATCGCCGCGACAGCCTCATCCGATGAACCGCTCCCGTCGAGCAGGCTCGACAGTTGCGGCGACAGCGAGATTTCGCTGTTTGGCGGCGAACTTTGCTGAACTGGCGTCATGGCGTTCATGGGGTCGGCTCTGCTGAACGGGGTCGATGGGGCGGGTTCGGTTGGCGTGGTTTCGCTCGATGGCAGGCGTGAAGAATTTCCACGTGCTCACGGGGTCTGGACCCGCCCTTGCCCCATGGGCCTGGACAGCGGGGATCACGTCGAGGAACCAGGAATAGCCGAGCGACCTCCAGCGGGAGATCTCGCCGACCGTGAGGATCAGGCCTTGCTTCCGATCGGGGTCGATGTTGCGGTCAAGCGCCTTCAGGTCGCCGGCCAGCGCACTGGCGTCGCCCTTCGGCCAATCGTCGACCGAAACGTCGAGCGGCGCCCGCGCCTCTACTACAGCAACAACTTCTATCTGGTTTTGGTTCTGGTTCTGGTTCTGGTTATGTCGGCAATTGCCTTCATCTTCGGAAGCAATTGCTTGGGACTGCGCGTTGTTCTTATTGGACTTTTTGGATGCACCCTGTTTTCCCGCCTCCGAGCGCTTACCGGAAGTGCTTTCGTACTTGGCGATTTCCGCCGCCAGCCGCCCATGGGTCAGCTTGCCGCGTGACCGGGTGAAGAACGGCAGGATCACGCCCTTGATCGCATCCCATTCGGCAGGGGTGCAGCGGGCCAGGCGCGACAGGTTGGCGTCGGCCGCTGGGAGTGAGCCGCCAGCCCGCCACATGCCCATGAGCAGCAGCAGGTAAGCCCCGTGCTCCAGGGCGCCGAGGTGGTGTGTGTCGCCCAGGTAGTCGGCGACATAGAGCTTCATGTAGGGCGGAGCGCTCACGCAGCCTCCAGCTCGCCCATGCGGGCCTTGTGAGCGCGGATGGCATGCAGCACCGTCCAACTAGTGCGTCCGAAGAAACGGCCGATCGCCGACTTGTTGGCCCCCGGCTGCTGGGCCATGGAAGCCATGGCCTCCTGACGTGCGTGGACGATTTCTCGCCGCTGGGTGTCGGCCCGCAGCTCATCGAGCGTGAAGCCGTAGGCAGCGGACACTTGGTGAGCGATGTCTCGCATGGAGCGCTTTAGGGACACCTTCCCGCGCCAGAGCGACAGGTAGACGATCATGCCGCTTCTCCTGTCCCATTAGCGAAGAGAGGGAGCGCATCGGCGGACTCGGATCCAACCCTTCCCTTCTCCTGGGCGGCCAGCCGGCCCTCGCCCCGGTAGAAGGCGACCTTGCGCTCGATGTCGGCGACGTACGCCGCCTCGCGTTCGATCAGGATGGACTCGAAGCCCTCCAGCATTGCGGCGACGCCGGTTGAGCCCGAACCCGCAAACGGATCCAGCACGACACCGCCGGGCGGCGTCACCAGCCGGCAGAGGTAGCGCATCAGGTCGATCGGCTTGACTGTCGGGTGCTTGGAGCCCAGGCGGTCGTCTGCATCGGCCTTGGCGCTGTAGAAGAAGCGGGCTGCAGACCCGCTGTCGCCGCGCGCGGCGGACGCCAGCGGGGGCGCCATATCGCCAAGGCAGGTCTTCGTTGGCCGCGCGCGGCCGGTGGGGTTTAGATCGCCTTGTTGACCAGGAGCGTCCGGGAAGGCGTCAACCACCTCGTCGCTGCCGTCGTGGATTACGTTGGCAGGCCAGCGCCCGGCGACGTGCGCTTCAGAGCGCTCGTTAACCCGATTGATGCCAGCCGCGCGGTCCATGTGGAGCGGAGATCCGTGACGACTTCCACCGCCCGTCAGGCCTTGCGGCGCTTCGACCCTGCACGCGTCGATGTTGAGCGCGCCGGTTCCGTGCTCGAGCACGTTGGCCGCGACCGTACCGCCCAGCGGCTTGCGGGCTAGAACCCAAGGCTCGCAGGCGGGCTTGAGGGCGGTGCCCCAGCCTTCCCAAGCCGCCGAGGCCGCCGAGGCCGCCGAGGCCGCCGCCGTGATCTCAATCACGCGGCCGGCGTCAATAAGCGACTGGCCGACCGATGCTGTAGAGCCGCCGCGACCGCCCTCCGATAGCCTTGAGCCGGTCACCGGGCGGGCGTCACCATTCGCCTTGTCGATGCCCTTGCTGACGTCGTGGGACTTGGGAAAGCCCGAGCCGTACAGCCAGCTGATCATATCGCGGATCTCGAACCCGGCGTCCTCGATCGCCACGGCCAGGCGGTGATAGGTGCGCGTCGCACTGGCCGCGATCAGGTGGCCGCCCGGCTTGAGCACGCGCATCACCTCGACCCAGAACTCGGGATCAAAGGCGGTCTCGCCCGTGTCCCAGGTCTGGCCCATGAAGCCAGCAGACGCGCGCTTGTAGACGCCACTGGCCCCCTCGCTCTTGGCGGCCGAAGCGTTCTTGCCGCCGAAGCGCTTCACGATCGAAACCAGGGCGTACGGCGGATCCGTCACGACGCTGTCGATCGAGTTGTCGGCGAGGCCCTTCAGGACGTCGCGGCTGTCGCCGTGGTGGATGGTGACGGACTTCAAGCCGCAGCCCTCCCCTTGCCAAGGCCAGCCAAGCGTTCGGCGTGCTTCTTGGCGCCATACAGGACGGTGGAATGGTCGCGGCCGGCGAGGAATTGCCCAACCTTGGACGTCGAGAACTTCGCGTCTTGGGTCAGGACCCACATGAGGTGTTGGCGGGCGAGGGATATGCCTCGCACGCGCTTAATCCCCATGATGTCGCTCACGGTGACGCCGTAGAGGCCCGCGATTTCCTCAGCGAGTGCAGGCATGATGGGCGGCGGAACGAAGATCTCGCCGGGGACCGGAGCCTTAGTCCGCTTCTTAGCCTTGGCCTCCTCGGTCTCAGCATCGCGCTTTGCCTTCGTGGCCGCGTAGCCGCGCTCTAGGGCGATGTACGGTGCGAAGAGCGAAAGCGGCTTTCCGGCCATGACGGCGATGTGATGCCACGGCACACCCGCGCCGCGCTTCTGGTACATGAAGCTGCGAAGTTCGGGGCTCATGCGGCCTCCAGGGGCTCAATGGTCACCTGGACCATGGGTTGGGTGGGATAGACGGGCGCCGTGCAGGGCGAGGACCACGCGACGGTCATTCCGTCGTTCCAGCGGTCGTCGGCGATGACGCCGGTCTTCTTCAGAAGGTCGAGGACAACCTTGATCCTGCCGTCCAGGTCTACGCGGTTGCCCTTGTCGGGCCGGTCGAAGGACAGCGCGACGCGGAACCACTGCGGCGCTGCGCCCTTCGCTTGGCGAGGAACCATCAAGCCGGCCGCCTTCTGCCAGACCGCGTATTCCTTGGACGTGATCCGCCGAAAGCCGGTCTTGGTCTTGACCTGTGGATAGAGGTTGTTGACGCCGGGCGGAAACGGCAGGCTGAAGGTGATCATTGGCGCGGCCGTCCACAGACCAAGCCCGCGTCGCATTCGGCGCGAAGCTGGGCGATCTTGTCGGCCTTACGCTCCTCAAGCGTGAGGTTGTCGCGCTGGCGCTTTGCAGCGGCGGCTCGGCCCAGAACTTGAGCCGCCTCGTGCGGCGTCGGAGTCCGGCGACCAAAGAGAAGGCGAAGCTCCTCCCCGACCGCCGAAAGCCATGAACGCTGCTGTGCGCCGTCCACGCCGACGGCGGCCTTGGGAGTGGTGTGGACGGCGGCGGACATCTATGCGGCCTCCGCCTGGGTGGCCGGAATATCGGCTAGGCGAACAGCCATGACCCGACCGCCGGAGAAGACGTCCAGCGCGATAGCCGCCTCGATCGCCTGCTCTGCGGTGGCCCCATGGTAGAGCGCGCCGAGGGCAGGCCCCATGCCCGTGCCTTCGGCGAAGTAGGCACCCGCCGGAAAATGCGCGCCGTTGTGCTCGAACAGCTGAAGTCGTCCGTCCCGATGGATTAGGATGCCGCAGTCACCGCCGTGCTCATCGGCGCGTTCCGGAACCGGGCGCTCAGGCTCATCGCCACGAACCCAGGCCAGCCAAGTCTCACAGAAGGCGGCGCTACCGCAGGCGGTGCCGAGGCCCATCGGCCCGACGGCCACCTTTATTGCCTCTCCAGGCTGACGATGGTTGCCGCAGGTGGATTGAGTGTCCGCCGCCAGGACGCCGTCGCGGTATGCGATCGTGGTCATGACCTAGATCTCCCCGATGGCGCTGAGATAAAGGTCGAGGATGGCGTCAGCCTCTTGACGCTTGGCCGGATCGACCTTGCGAAGGCGGACCACGGCCTTCAGGATCTGGACGTTGAATCCGTTACCCTTGGCCTCCGCGTAGACCTCCTTCTTCTGTTCGCGGATTTCGGCCTCTTCGGCGGCCAGACGCTCGACGCGGTCGATGATGGACTTGATTTGCGCCTGGGCGGTTTGGCCGAGAACGTCGGCGTGCGGGGTAGTGTCGTCAGACATGAGAGAAAGCCCCTCTCCTTGTGCGTCGGTCTTGAAGGCCCCCGAGCGCTTGGGCCTGGCCGCTAGACGAAGTGTCGGACGGCGATGACGATGAGGATCCAGAGGCCGATGGCGGCGGCGATCGCGGCTATGCGGGACCAGCGGATGCGGCTCACGGCTGAAGCTCCTTGCTCAGGGGCCAAGCGGTGATGAGCGATGCGGTGTCGCCGACGACGGCAAACGCGAAGACAGCGCCCCTGTAGACCCGGAAAATCTCAGCGTTCTGGCCAGCCTTGGCGTCGAGGTGATCCGAAGCTCCTTGCCGACTTCACGGCTGGAGAGGCCGGCGCGGAGGGCGCGGGCGGCGGCGCGAACCACGGCGCGGCTCGGCAGGCCCAACCGCTGATGCACGCGCTTCTTGGCGTGGCGGGTGACGGTGACGGCTACCGGGGTCATGACGCAGCGGCCTTCGGGAACGGCACGATGGCGGCGCGGGCGCGGCCGATGACTTCGGCGGCTTCATCGAGTTCGCGAATGGCCTCGCGCTCAGCCTTCGGATCGGGGTTGTCGCTGGCGTGGAGCACCGCGCACACGGCCTCCCCAGCCTCCTTGACCAACTCGCCGACGATCTGGCGAAGCTGCTCACGATTGCCGACTGGCGCCTGCAGCACGTCGAGCTGATAGGCGTACGCGGCCTGGACGGGCGCATAGTCGCTCTTGGTCTTGGCGCGATAGGCAGCGTCTAGCGCCAGGGCCTGCGAAAGCTTCGGCTCACGCGGATCTTCCGGGTCCGACCAGTAGGCGATCGTACGGACGGTGAGGCCGACGATGGCGGCGGATTCTTCCCAGCCGACCGTCTTAGCAATCTCGGTGATCGCATCGGCGACCGACAGCGGTTCGCGGATTTTCGTCATCTAGGCGAGCCTGTTCATTTTGGGTTTTTGTTCGAACGCGACGCGGAAACTCAAAAGGGGGATTGTCCCCCCGTCGCGGCAGGCGGGCCGCGCGGTGTGGGCGGGATGGTGATGAGTGGTGGGGACTGGCTGAGGGTCATCGGATACGCGACCCAGGCGGCCGAGGATCAGCGACGCTCCGACGAGCTGGCCGCTCGCGCCCATGCGGGCCGCGTCATGGCTAGCCGGCTGATGGGAGCCGCCTTTGAAGTGGGTGCGCGCGACCCGGACGCGGCGGGAGGGACCAATCGGGCCGCGCGCAATTGCCGTCGTCAGAGGGAAGGCGACGCCGGCAAAGGTGTTGGAGGGTGAAGACGCGCGGGGTCCATTCCCAGCGGGTAAGGCCAAGCCCCCGCGCGCCGCGACGCAGCCAGCCGGGGGAGCGGCTTTCCGGTCGATCTGGTTGTGTGATTGCCCCCTGCCCATCGTCAGGCCCCGATCTCGGGACGCGAAGGTGCGGCGAAACGGCCATTTTCGACGGTGGGTTGTCGTTCACTATGAACGGCCACGTCAGGTGCGTTGTTTTCGGCAATGCTCGCGCCAATAAGCGGCGCCATGACCGAAGAACCCGAGAGAGACGAGATCGCGCTAGGCGTCGTGACGGCGCTGGCCGACTCCATCATCCGCGCACTGCCGAAATCGCGGCAGGCCGTCGCGGCGATGAACGTCAAAGGCCACGTCCTCGACATCGAGGCCCGCGAGAAGGCCAACACCGCCTCCGAAACCCATTCCGAAGTGAAGGACGTGCTCCAGGCCTTCTTCACGAAGCTGGCCGAAACCGCGAAGGCTTGACCGTATTGGTTGCGACTGGTCTGTTGCTCGCTCGCCTTCGGGTTGGGGGAAGCAATGCCGCGCGTCAGCGTATTCGACATCGTGCCTGTCAGGACCAAGGCCCCAGCGAACCCAAAACGAGTGAATTCGTTAACGCCGTCACGTCCGGAATTGGCGCAACCAGAGCCGCGAGTCTGGGACATGTCAGAACCCGCCGCGACCGTTCTAAAGTTCCCCTCCGACCGATCCGAAGCGCCCGCCGTGCGGCTGGCGCTGGCGTCGATCCTGGCCACCAACCGGCCAACGCAGCTCGACACCGCGCGTTGCGGCGTGAACATGCGGCGGGCCGTCGCCAGCTTGAAGGCGCTACGACCCCGCGAGGGAGCGCCCTCACCGATCATGGCGATCAAGGAGTTGGAACGGGCCTGCGAGGCTTGTGGGGGGTGCAGGGGCATCTAGCTTGCCTTCACCGCGCCACGTCGACGAACACGAGTTCGGACGCAGGAATTCCCGTGACGCCCTCGATGCGCTTGGCTACGTCGGGCGACGGCCTGGCCTTACGCTTTCGGATGCGCCAGATGTGCGGCTGGGTCACGCCGACCATTTCGGCCAGCTTCGCATCGGTGAGCTTGTGGTCGGTCATATGCTGGTCGAGCGTCATACTCGGAATATGTCACATGGACATATTTTGATGCAAGCGGAATATGTCAGCCGAGATATCGGGGCAGAACGTCGCCACGGGCACAATATGCCCATGGGACAATCTCACTTCATTCGCGAATGGCGGAAGCACCGCGGCCTGTCGCAGGTCCAGCTCGCCGAGCGTGTCCAGATCAACCAGGGCAACCTGTCTAGGATCGAGAAGGGCACCCGGAAGTACGATCAAGAATTCCTGGAGCGCGCCGCCGACGCGCTCGGTTGCGAACCGGCTGACCTTCTGAAGGTCGATCCGAAAGCCCAGGCCTCGGAAGAGATCTGGGACTTCTACGACAAGATGAGCAGCACACAGAAGGCTCAGGTCGTCGAGATCGCCAAGGCCCTACTCAAGGTCAGCTAGCGCCGCATAGCGGCTGGAAGGCGGGTGGAATGTCACGCAACGACTTCGCGGCCTCGATGGCATTCCCCATCGTCGCAACTGCGGTTTTCGCCACTGGTCCGCATTCTCCATGGCATTGGTTTTTCACCGCCCTGACCCTGGCGTTCTGGATTATTTGGTCTGTTGAGGGGCAGGCTGACCGCGTCATCAAGGCGCTGATCGCGCTCAGGTCTAAAGACTAGCCTCCCTGACGCTCTTGGAGGCCGCCACTCCCCTTATCCCCCTAGGAGGGGCGAATGAAGCGAGCCCTGATTCTCGGCCTGGTCTTGGCGGTAGCAATGACCGCACCTGCCAACGCCGGCGCCCGGAAGAAGCGCCTCCGTGGGTTCACGCCGCGCTCGCATCGGGTCGAGACGCCGAACAGCTGCGGCTGCGCCGGCCACAACTACTGTGTCGGTCCGCGAGGCGGCCACTACTGCGTCAGCGCCGGCGGCAAGAAACGCTATCTCTAGCCCCTCCCCTTACCCCTAGGAGGGGTGAGCCGCCCCTTACTTTACCTGGATGCTCAATGCCTGAAGACGACCCCCTCGCCCCTCGAACATCATTGGTGCCGCTAGAGCAAAAGCCGCTAGCCACCACGAGCGAACGGGCCGAGCCGCTGGTGGCCGACGTCGGTTTCATCGCCGGACGGCTGATGCGGGACTCTCTGAAGCCGCTGAAGGCCCTCGCCCGCAAGAACTGCCCGTACTGCGCCTCGATGATCCCGGCTGCGGCGAAGGTGTGCCGGCGCTGCTACCGGGACATCGCCTGACACCGAGGCCTAGCCGCCCATACTTTTACCTGGAGGCTGAAGGTCGGAAGCAACTTCCAGATCAGCACTCGATAGAGAGGATCGCCTCGATGCGACCAAGCACCTCACACATGGTGTCTTCATCGCACTTGCTGTGGAAGGTGGCGCCGCGCTCGATCCAATCGAAGGTGCGCGCGTGGCTGGCCAGGATCACCCCGGTCACCTTTGCCCCAGCGGGGATCTTGACCTCGAACGGACTTCCCTTGACCTGATTGGTGACGGGGCAGGCGAAGATCAGTCCAGTGGCGATGTTGAAGTCGCGGGGCGATAGCACCAGGGCGGGCCGATGCCCGCCCTGTTCGGTTCCTGCATGAGGGGTGCAGTTAATCTGGATAAAGTCGCCGCGTTCCGGCTGATAGACCGCCCCCCTCATTCAATCACCATTCCTCTTTGCCAACCGGAGCGCCAAAGTCTTGCTCCTCGTGGCGTTGTTCAGGTTTCATCTCGGCCAGCAGGTCGGCCAGTTTGAAGCGCTTACGCGCGTTGCGGATCACGATAGCATCGTCTTGGATTTCAAGGTCTACGGTTTGGCCTTCGGCCATCCTCACGGTTTCGATCATTTGTCGAGGCAACCTGATGCCAAGGCTGTTGCCCCACTTGGCTACGGTCGTGCGCATACTGTCTCCCTTATGCCCACCCCGGCACCCTTTCGGGCCACCTGGATAAACATCGTATATACACACTCGTTCCCTACTCACAAATGAACAAGCGTTACAGGCACCGTACATGCGGCACTTTAAAGCACGTACGTACAAACGCGATCGGAGCTGATTGTCGTTCGACGTGTCTGACCCTAGCGACCCCACCCTAACCGGTGGGGCTTTTTCATATCCTCTTCAGCCAGGGCGGACGGATCCAGGATAGGGCTGTGAGAGTGATGGCGAGGGTCATGGCCACACGCTCCCCGCCAGCTACGCCATAATCGGACATTCAGCCCGCCACATCGGCGGGCTTTTTCGTGCGTGGAATATAGCGCGCCCCTAAAATATGTCCCAGTGGCATTTTCCATTTGACCATCGGTTATGTCTGTGTGACATATTCTCCATCGACAGCTTCTTGAGCAGGTCAATGGAAACCGCCGAACGTAAATGCCGGAAATGCGGACAGGTGTTCTCGCCCAGGCCGTGGCAGATCGCCAAGAGCGATCACACCTGCCGCATCTGCACCAACGCCCGCGACGCGGCAGCCAAGCTTCGCTACTCGCGTAAGCCTGATCGCCGCGTCTCAAGGAATCCCGAGCGGCAGGCTGCTTACCAAGCCGCCTACGACGCGACTCCTGAGTCGAAGGCCAAGCGAGCCGTCTACCGCGCAGCCCGGCGTGTGCGGGACGATGATTTCCAGCGAAAGCTAGCTGTCAGGGCGCAGACGCGCCGCGCGATCCGGTCTGGCCACCTCGTTCGTCAAGCCTGCGAGGTCTGTGGCGCCTCCGACGTCGAGGCTCACCATGACGACTACTCCAGGCCGCTGAGTGTCCGGTGGCTATGCACCACTCATCACCGTGAACATCACAAGCGCCAGCGCGCGCAAGCGTCTCGCTGAAGGAAGCGCCGACATGGCCACCACCTCCGCCCTAGAAGCCGCGATGGCCGAAGCGACTGCCTCGCACGCGCCGGTCGCTCGCAAGCTGCATACGACGCAAGCAGAGTACGCCGCTGCCCGTGCTGACCTCGACGCCCGCGCCCGTGCTGGCCAGACCGTCCAGGGCCGCAACAGCAAGGGCCACTTCACCCGTGGCGTGAAGGTGTTCACCGCTGGCGTCGCGCCGGTCGCTCCGGTTGTCGTCCGCAAGGTCGAGAAGGTCGCCACGGTGGCCCAGGTCGCCGTCCGCGTCGACCGCGAGCGCAGCGCCCCGGCTTCGGCCCCCTCCTTCGCTATTGCGGCGGAGTAGGACCATGGCCCGTCAAGAATTCGAGATGAGCCAAGCCGACCTCGACGGCATCATGGCTAAGATCAATGCGGCCCGCTCCGCGCCGCTGATCATGCTTCAGTGCGGCCCCGTTCGGTCGCTTCAGGAAGTCGCGAACGACGCTTGGGCCGAACTCGGTGGCCGGCTCGGCTTCGACCCGATGACGGTCGAGCGCGGACGGAGCGACAGGCACTTCACCGCCGTCGCCGTCAACGTCGCCGCGGAGGCCTAAGCCAATGGCCACCATCACCCCCAACCACGAAGCGCAGATGCGCCCGCTGGTTTTGGAAATCACGACCGGCATGGATGGCCCGCGCATCGCCTTCGTCGGCGGCGCCTACTACGATACGGTCGGCGAGTTCGGCATCGGAAAGCCGACCATGCAGGCGTGGTTCTGGGGCAGCAAGGCTAAGCAGATGCTGGCCGACACGCTCGCCAAGGCTTCCGCCTGATGCGCGCCCTCCGCCTTCTCCAATTCACCCTGGCCGTGACCTTCATCGGGTCGTTCAGCGCCTTCTTGTGGGGGATCTGATGACCGATTTCAAAGGCACGCCTGGACCGTGGTTCGTGGAAGGCTCCGGCGTCAACGCCTTGGTCCGCACTCATGATGACTTTGCCATCGTTGCAAAGCGCCATCGCTTGCCCGGCGATGTACACGAGGCGAACGCTCGGCTGATCGCGTTAGCGCCTGAGATGCGCGACGCGCTTGAGGCGCTGCTGACCGAGGCTGAAGACGTGTTCGTCTGCATGGCCGACGCCACAGGGATCGACCGACACAATCTGCCCGGGCCGTTCAGGGTCGCTCGCGTTGTCCTGTCGCGAGCGGCAGGTGCGGACCAATGACCCTCGCTCGCCAAGCCAACGCCGCCTGGGATCGCAAGGACTTCGACGAGTTCGACCGCCTTCGCGACCTCGACGAGGCCATCCGCAACACCCCGACCGAAGAGCTTGAGGCCGTCCTGGCCAAGCCGGTCGACCAATCCCGCAACCACGCCGCCTAGAGCGGAAACAACCACGCCGACGCCTTAACGCGCGGCTTCCTGAGGGGCGAGAGACATGTCCAAATCCATCGAGAAGTTCGAAATCCGAAACCGCTACACCGACGCGGTTCAGGTCACGGCTGAAATCACTTGCAGCCCCGACGCCACCTTCAGCTTCAAGCTGGGCTTGGCGATCCGCTGGGCGGTGAAATCGGGGGCCAACCTGTCGCGGGCCAACCTGTCGGGGGCCTACCTGTCGGGGGCCGACCTGTCGGGGGCCAACCTGTCGGGGGCCAACCTGTCGCGGGCCAACCTGTCGGGGGCCTACCTGTCGGGGGCCGACCTGTCGGGGGCCAACCTGTCGGGGGCCAACCTGTCGGGGGCCTACCTGTCGGGGGCCGACCTGTCGGGGGCCAACCTGTCGGGGGCCTACCTGTCGGGGGCCGACCTGTCGGGGGCCAACCTGTCGGGGGCCTACCTGTCGGGGGCCGACCTGTCGGGGGCCAACCTGTCGGGGGCCAACCTGTCGGAGGCCAACCTGTCGCGGGCCAACCTGTCGGGGGCCTACCTGTCGGAGGCCAACCTGTCGGAAAGCGCCCTTCGCCCTTTCAAGGCAGACCTCTTCCTCACGCTTTCAGAACTTCGCGCCGGTCCGCTTGAAGCGGTCCACCTGGTGCAAAAGTTGCGCGCTGGCGAGGTCAATGGTTCGACCTACGGCGACCACGGCGGAAACCGTTGCGCCTGCCTGGTCGGAACGATCGGCGGGGCGCGTGGCGTCAGTGGCAACGCCCTGGACCACGACAGCACCCGCCCCGCCGAGCGCTGGTTCATGATGATCAAGGTCGGTGACAAGGCTGGCCTGACCGGCGAAGACGGCAAGGAGACGGGAGGCGGCTACGCGGCGCGCATGGCGCTGGAGTGGACCTTGGACTGGTGCGCTTCGATGGGTATCGACCCTGACGCGCCGCCGCTTGAGCTGGACGCCCTGCCCATGCCTGAGGCCGCCTAGCCATGGCCCCCACCAACCCCCGCCGCGCGACGACTACGGCAACTGCTGAGGAGGCTGCGTCGCGCCAGCCCCTCGGCCGGGACCTCAAGCCGTTCTCGATCGGCGAAGGCTTCCTCGTGGTCGGCGGCTTTGTTCTGCTGGGCTTCCTCTCAACGCTCGCCGTCTACGGCCTGCAACTGGCCGGTGTGCTGTCGTGAGCGCCGGTCTCGCCGTCGCCCTGGCCGTCACCGCCTACCTCGCCGCCCTTGGGCTGCTGCTGGCCGCGATGATCTGGCTCGCCTTCCAAGGTCGAGACCCATGGCAGGGGCATGGCCGATGAGCCCGCCCTTCCTGATGCCCGCGCCGTCGCTCTCATCGAAATGGCCTGCGACCTCGCTCGGACTGAAGCCGACCTCCAGGCCTTCGGAGCGGTCAACGCCTCCGCTTTCCAGGGTCTCGACCCGCCAACCTACGCCGCTGCTCGCGCTGTCTTTGCGCGGCGGCTCCTCCAACTGAAGGGAGATCGAAGTGACTGATTTGCCGACCCACTATCGCGGCTCGCGCGGTGACATGGAGATCGCCTCCATGCCGCACAGCTATCTGTCGAACGCCTACGACAAACTCGTCCGCGAAGCCGACCCGGAGCGCGAACCCGAGCGCCAGGCCATGGCGCGCCAGATCGCCGCCAACAACGAGGCCTTTGCCGAGGCGGGAGCTGCCAAGGCCGCCGAGAGCGCCGAGGTGTTCCAATGAACGCCTTGGTCGCCCAGCCGCTCACGAACGCTGATCTCTACCGCGCCAGCACCGACGCCGCGAGCCTTTGCCGCGAGATCGTGATGCAGACCGCAATGGAGATCCAGAACCGCAAGTACGTCAAGGTCGAGGGCTGGCAGGCTATCGCCATCGCCCACGGCTGCACTGGCTCGGCGCGCGACGTGGAGCAGGTTCCCGGCGGCGTCCGCGCCATCGGTGAAATCCGCCGTATGTCTGACGGCGCCCTGATCGCCCAGGCCGAGGGCTTCGTTGGAGAAGACGAGCCGACGTGGTACGGCGGCATCGTCGAGAAGGACGAGTGGACCGGCCCTAAGGGCAACCGCCGCAAGACCGGCAAGGTCATTCAGACCGTTCTCCCCAAGCGCGCCGACTACGCTATCCGCGCCATGGCCCAAACCCGCGCGATTAGCCGCGCCTGCCGATCGGCCTTCGCCCATGTCGTGGTGCTGATCGACAGCAACCTTTCAACCACGCCGGCAGAAGAAGTGCCCTACGGCGGCTTCAGCGACGATTTCCATAGCGAGCCGCGCAACGTCACGCCGCAACGGGACGGCCAGCAGCAGCACGACGGGCAATCGGCTCGCGAGCGCTTCCAGGCTGAGGCTATGCGCCTGATGGGCTCGATCAGCGACGTCTCGGATGAAGAAGGCATCCGCGCGTGGTGGCCCGACAATCAGCGCGACATTGACATGCTGCCCGACGACCTGTTTGGGCAGGTCAAGGACCACTACGAGGTCCACTGGGCGAAGATCGCCAAGGCCGCGAAAGCTGCCAAGGGCTCTACCGTCGCCCGTCAAGACACCCCGGCCGAGGAGGTGTTCGCGTGACCGACACCGCCCTCGACGAGCGCCACGCCATCGGCGCCAACAACCCGCCGGAAGAAACTCCGGTCATCACGCCCTTCGACGCCCACAAGGCCAACATCGAAGACCTGTTCCTTGAGGCCAAGAACTGGGTCGATGGAACGCCGATCGAGAGCCAAGAGCAGGCCGACAAGGTACAGGAGCTGCTGCGGAAAACGCAGGAGGCGTACAACGCCGCCGACAAGTCGCGCGACGAGGAAAAGCGCCCACACGATGAAGCCGCGAAGGCCGTCCAGGACAAGTACGCCCCGCTGATCGCCGACAATAAGTCGCGCAAGGGCGTCGCCGTCCTGGCCATAGAGGCGCTGCGCAAGGTCGGAACAGACTGGCTGAAGAAACTCGACGCGGAGCGCGAGGCTGAGGCTCAACGCCAACGCGACATAGCCGCAAAGGCCATCGCCGACGCCCAGGCCCTTATTAATGAGGCGCGTGATACCGGCGACCTCGCCACCCGTGAGCAGGCCGAAGTTGCGATTGTTGAGGCCAAGGCGCTCGACCGCAATGCTACTCGTGTCGAGAACGCCCGACCTCAGGCGCGCGGCTATGGCCGGGCGATGAGCCTGCGCGACAACTGGGTGATCACCGGCTTCGTGCCCGTCCCGGTCATGGATGCCAACGGCCAGGAAACCGGCGGGGTGGTCGAGGGCGAAACCGCGCTCCTCCGCCACTACTGGACGGTCAACAAGCCCGCCCTCGTCGCCGCCGCGCTTGAACTAGCTCGCCAGGATGTCTTGCAGGGCAAGCGCACGCTCCCCGGCGTGGTGATCATCAACGACCGGAAGGCGGCGTAGCCATGGCCGCTCCGATGCTTTTCCGCTGGGACGGCCTCTCGATGCTGCTGCATCGGCGCCACCATGCCGAGGCCGCCAAGCACTTCGTCATCGGCCAATCCTACCGGCTCGTTGAGCAGGAGGAGCGCTCGGAGGTCAGCCACAACCACGAATTCGGCTGGCTGAAGGAAGCGTGGCTGTCCCTGCCGGAGAGCATCGCGAGCGACTATCCGTCGCCGGAGCACCTCCGAAAGAGAGCCCTGATCGCCACAGGCTGGTGCACCGTGACGGACTATCCGTGCGGCTCGCGTGCCGAGGCCATGCGCTGGGCGGCGTTCCTTCGCAAGGAGGTGGACGAGTACGCGATCGTTCAAATCGAACGCACCGTCGTGCGGGTCTTCAAGGCCAAGAGCCAATCGCGCCGCGCCATGGACAAGGGCGACTTCCAGGCCAGTAAGACGGCGATCATCGAGTGGGTCGCCAAGCTGCTCGACGTGGCGCCGGCGGTGCTGGCGCGCGTGCAGGTGGCGGCATGACCTTCCGCCACCCTCTCCTCCTCCGCCTCGCCGCCAAGGCTCCGCACTGCTTCGGCTGCGGAAAATCCAACGAGGGCGACGTCGTTGCTGCCCACTCCAACCAGGGCCGTGATGGCAAGGGCGCGAGCATAAAGGCTTCGGACGCGGCCATCGCCTATTTCTGCGCAGCCTGCCATCACGCCGTTGACGCTGGGCGCAAGGACCAGGACGAGGCGGTCGCCTTCTGGGAGGCCGGTCACCGCGCCACCATGCGGTACCTCGTCGAGAGCGGCCACTTCATCGTCAGCCCCGTTCCCACGCCGCCGCCGGTCATCGAGACCCGGCCCAAGGCGAAGATCCCCAAGCGGAAGATGCAGTCAGGCTCGCGGCCGATCCAGTCGAGCGGGTTCGAGAAGCCCGCCACGCCCCGCAAGATCCAGAGCCGAGGCTTCCAGGCTCAATCCCCCATCCCCAGGAGTGAACGCTAAATGGAAGAGATCCGAGAAGAGGGTGTGGCCTCCCGGAACGGTGGACCCGTGGGCAGCGGTTCGCGGGATTTCGCCAGCGTGGAAGCGACGGCGGCGCTCACCCCGAAGCGAGCCAAGGCGACCTACATCGGCGCGCCCGCCTGCTTTGCGCTGGAGTCGGCTTGCCAGGACATCAACCGGGCTTTCGGCGGCTTCGGTTGCTACCTTGTCGGATCGGCTCTGGAGCGCCCCGATTGGCGCGACGTCGACGTGCGCCTGATTATGGACGACGAAGAGTTCGACGCCGAATTTCCTCATACGATGAAGAACGGCACATGGGAGTTCGATCCTAAGTGGATCCTGCTTACCGTGGCGATTTCCGAACGGCTGTCGAAACTTACTGGCCTGCCGGTGGACTTTCAGTTCCAACCCCAGACGCACGCCAACAAGGTGCACAAAGGCCGCCGCAATGCGCTGGGGATGAGGTTCAAGAGGCCCGACCCGGAGCACGAGCGCATCTTGGCTATCGGAGCCCTAGTCGACGAGCGTCTTGACGAGATGACGGAAAAGACCGGCCTGGAAGGCGACGAGTGCCAGGAATTCGTCGTCCTGTCTGACATCGTGGCTAAGGTCGCCGCCCTCCAGCAGGAGGACAACTCCCATGGGTGAGGCCCTGAAGGCGTTCTACGTCACCGATGAGGACGAGAAGGCGACGGTCGTGTTCGCCACCCAGAATCGCATCGCCCGTCGCGAAGGCGCGAACGAGATCGACTGCGAGTGGGGCGAGGTTTCCTGCTGCCGCGCCAAGGAGTTCGACAGCTACGCGCCCGGCCCCGTGCCGAAGCTGGCATTGCTCGACAATGGCTGGTGGATGACTTGCCACGGCTGCGAGCGCCGGATCGAGGGCGGTTACGTCCACGACGACCATGGCGACCGGGATGAGCACGAGACGGCGCCCGTGGAAATTGGCCAGGGCATCTGGTGCTCGCAGGACTGCCACGACGCCGACGTGAAGGACCGTATGGAGCGCCGTGTTGCCGAGCAGTGGTGCACGGCCATCGCCGCCGCCGACCTGATGGCCCGCTATCCCGAGGTCACGATCCGCACTCGCCCCGATAGTTTCTGCCTGCACGCCTACGTTCAGCGCGTCGGCGGCCTCTATGCAGCCAAGCAGGTCCGCATCCAATTCGACTTTCCGGGCGGGAAGTACGGCGGCTGCTGGTGCCTTGAGGAAGGCGAAGCCGAGTTCTCGGCCTCCATCGCGTTCGGTGACCTGGAGGCTTGGTACATCTTCCGAGGCAAGACGCCCGAGGAGGCCGCCCGGCTCGTCGAAGAACACCGCCGGCCCAAGGCCCGTGTCGCTGCCCCTACTCCCTCTTCTAGAGGGGTGGCTTAGATGGCTGAGAACTCGAAGATCAGTTGGACGGACGACACGTTCAATCCGTGGATCGGCTGCACGAAGGTCTCCCCGGCCTGCGACGGCTGCTATGCCGAAGCGCTCATGGGGATGCCCGGGCGCTTCGGTCCGGCTCGCGTCCAGTGGGGTGCGCCGGGCCAGGGCGAAGGCACGCGCGACCGCACGGCGCCGAGCACCTGGGCCAAGGTCAGGAAGTGGAACCGTGAGCAGCGAGCCGCCCTGGCTTCCGATCCGGCCACGCCCGCCCGCTTCGTGTTCTGCGCTTCGCTGGCCGACGTGTTTGACAACGCCGTGCCGACCGAGTGGCGGCGCGACCTCTTCGCTCTCATCCGCGAATGCGAGAGCCTGACGTTCCTGCTGCTGACCAAGCGTCCCAGCATGATCGTCAAGCTGTTCACGGCGACGTTGCCGCCTGCTTATGGTCCTGACGACGAAGAGGGCGAGTGGTACTTGCCTGACATGTGGCCCCGCAACGCCGCGATCGGCTTCACCGCCGTGACCCAGGCGGAAATGGACCGGGACAGCCGCCATGCGCTGGCCGCCTTCGCTGCGCTTCGCCCGGCCTTCCTTTTCTGGTCCGGCGAGCCGCTGCTTGAGAGCATCATGGTAGCGGCCGGGCTGCTGGCGCTGGGCGATCGCTTCTGGGCGATCACGGGCGGCGAGACCGACCAGGGCAAGCACAAGGCCCGCGACACGCCGGTCGGAGCCTTCCAGGCTGTCCGCGACCAGTGCGCGGCGGCGCGCGTCCCCTATCAGCACAAGCAGAACAAGGGCGGCGCCACGCGCGACCTCGACGGCCGATACCATGACGATCGGCCCGTCCTCAAAGGTCCCACCCCTACCCCTGAGACGGCAGGAGGGGCGGAGACCCCAAGCGGCCCGGCGGAGGTTGGGTAGAGCCATGGGGGAGAAGACCTTCACCTACGGCAGCGTGTGCAGCGGCATCGAGGCGGCAACGGTCGCCTGGCATCCGCTCGGCTGGAAACCCGCCTTCTTCTCCGAGATCGACGCCTTTCCGCGCGCGGTCCTCGCCCACCACTATCCGGACGTTCCCCTCCATGGCGACTTCACGACGATCCAAGACGGCGACTACGACCCAATCGACCTTCTGGTCGGAGGAACACCTTGCCAAGGCCTGTCCGTCGCTGGACGACGCGGGGGCCTTCGAGATGACCGCTCTGTCCTGGCCCTCGAATATTCTCTCCTGGCTGACCGCCTGCGGCCCCGCTGGCTGGCGTGGGAGAACGTGCCCGGTGCATTCACAACCCGGGACGACGAAGATGACGACGCCATCCCCGGCGAAGACTTTGCAGCTTTTCTCTCGACCCTCGTCCGATGGTCCGTCCAAGTCCCAGAAGGCAGCTTCAAGAACTCTGGAGTTCTCGCTTCCGGGCCTGTCGATGGCGCCTACGGGGTGGCGTGGCGAGTGCTTGACGCTCAGTTTGCCGGAGTTCCACAGCGCCGCCGTCGCATCTTCGTTGTCGGACATCTTGGAGACTGGCGACCTGCCGCCGCAGTACTTTTTGAGCGCGAAAGCCTGTCGCGGTGTTTTGCGCCGTCGCGAGACGAGGGATCGCGGGTTGCCCACACTCTTACGCGAGGTGCTGAGAGCAGTGGGAAAGGCGGATATGCCGGCCGACGCCAGGAAGACGACTTCAACCTGATCCCCGTTGCCTTTGGCGGTAACAACACGGCCGGGCCTATCGACGTCGCGACCGCCGTGACCGCCCACGGCGGACCACACGGACGGCTGGATTTCGACAGCGAAACTTTCATCGTGCAGGCCTTCGACCGGCGCGGCCGGGAAGGTGGAGCGCAACTGGAAGGTCCGCACGACAGCGCCAACATTCGAGCGGCGACTGGCGGAAGCAGCAGCAGTTATCTGGCCTTTTTCACCAAGCTCTGGTGGGCGATCCGGCGCCTGACACCCTTGGAAAAGGAGCGTCTTCAAGGATTTCCGGACCAGTACACCAACATCATTTGGAACGGCCGGAAGGCCAGCGATGGCGCGCGCGGCAAAGCGCTCGGCAATAGCATGGCCGTTCCTGTCATGACCTGGATCGGCCAGCGCATCGCTGCCGTTGAAGCCATGCTCGAAACCATGAGGGCCGCCGCATGAGCCCCCTCCATGACGCTACCAGGTCGGCGGGTCGCGGCGAAGCCGTCGATCAATCGCCTCTCCGGGCTGCAAACAAATCGGACCCTCCCATGACTACTGAACCCACCCTTGAAGAACTGCTGGCTATCGCGAAGGCGGCGAAGAAATCCGAGCCATGCACGGTTTGGCATGACGACTTCATCGCCACCTTCAACCCCGCCTTCGTCCTCTCCCTGCTGGAGCGCGCCCAAGCCGCTGAGGCCCGCGCCAGGATGGCGGAAGAGGCGCTGAAGGCCATCGACGCCGTACGCGTGAACAAGTCCGTCGACAACATCTGGTCGGCCCTGGACCGCGCTCGCGTGATCGCCAAACGCGCCCTGTCGGATCTCAACGCCAAGAAGGAGGCCTAGAGCCATGACGTTCATTGTCCACGGCCCCGACAGCCCCGTCACCAAGGCGCTGTCTACTGCGATCAAAAGCGCCGTTTCTGACACCACCCAGGCCGCCGTAGAGCAGAAATCCCTCGGCGAGAAGCTGTGCGAAGCATCGCGGCCCTACCGTATGTCCTGGGGCGCGCTCACGCCTGCGAGCCAATCAGCCTATGAGAAGACGGCCCTCGCCTTTGCCGCCAACCTCTCGCACGACGAGACCGCTTCAGCAGTTATCGCCACCCAGGCAGAGCGGATCAAGGAACTGGAGGGGGAGCGACGGCGCCATACAGAGCACATGGCCGACTTCGACCGTCGGTACAGCATGGACAGCTCGTCGGACGTGGCGGCGGCGCTCTACTGCGCCCAACGCCTGCTCTCCGGTCAACCGGCTGCGCCCTCCCTGCCGGCCGACGTGGTGGCCTGCGGGTCGGCCGAGTGTTTGGCGAACTGCGACGAAGGCCGAGTTCATGCCAAGTGCTCCACGTCGGCCAAGAAGACCATGACCCTCACCCTGACGGACGAGGAGATGGCGGCGCTGGAAGAGATCGCCAGCGCCAAGGACATGACGCCGCGAACGATCTTCCGGCACGCGCTGAAGGTCTTCCAGTTGGAGGCGCGCGGCATGGCCAAAGTGACGTTCCCTGAAGGCAACCGTCAGGCAGATCTCGCATCTTCGGCCTATCCGGTTTCCGCCCCTCCCCCTGCTGTGGCCGAACAGACCGATAGGGAGGGGTAGATGGCGGCTTCGATGAAACTCACCGACTACTTGGCCGGGATGGCGTCGGCAATGACAGCCGCCGAACTGGAGGCGGCGATCCAGGCTCCCTTCGCAAACCCCTTCCGAGGACCCACCTGGAGCAGGATTTCAAAGGCCATCGTCGAGGCTGGAGCGCGGATATGCGCTGCCCACGAGAACGGCCGTTTTGTTCCGACATTCGGTCCGCGTCGACAACTCGCGGTCTGCGGCGAGGTGTTCAAGGTCGGACGGGGCGGCAATTCGACTGGCGTCCGCTACGCATGGCACTACGCCAAAGAGTGGGCCGTGGCGGTGATGGTCCGGAACGGCCTGACCCAACGCGCAGCTCACGACGTCTGGGATTGGTGGTCTAAATATCCCCACAGATGCTTGCCGATCATCGCCGACGCCCTGGCCGGCAAGATGCCAGACCCCGAAATGGGCAAGCTGATCCGGCACGATCCCACGCCCGGCGGCCGCCCCATCAACTACAGCGTCGAGCGCAATAATGCTGATGTCCATGGCCATCGGGCCAATCAGCCATGCGCTTGTGGTGGAACGCTCTTCGACTGGGGCGCGGGCCATAGCGCAGGGTTCGACTTCATCAACTGGCACTGCAACGCCTGTCCAGGCGTCTTCACCGAGTACGTGACCAAGGATCGGCTCTACGAGATCCGCAGCGCCAAGCCTCCATCTGCCCTCACCAACCCCAAGACCGGAGGCTGACCAATGGCGACCACCCTTCAGCGCCAACTCGACGATGCCGAAGCCACCGTCGAGCGCCTCAAGCTCCAGATCACGCAAGGCCCGTGCATCGAGGCGGGCCACGCCTGGAAGTTCGTGGGCGGCAAGAACGCGGGCTGCAACGACACGTGCTCGTGTTCGGTCCCGGTCCACGTCTGCGAGAAGTGCGGCGATAGCGATTACGGCGAGACCGACGAGGCCAGCGTCATCCGCGACCGCTGCCGGCTCATCTATGAACACGAGGAGGGCTGACCAATGGCCGAAGACCAACTGAAGCCTTGCCCGTTCTGTGGCGGCACGAATCTGAAGATTTCCGAAACGGCGCGCGTCGGTCAAAACGTCACGTGCGTCGACTGTGGGACGAATGGACCGTTCGTTCGTAGCCTCGGCGACCAAGACGAGGCGGCTATCGCCTGGAACCGCCGCGCCCCCGCTGTCTCAGCCGAGCGGCCGGGGCTGGAAGCTGTGGCGAAGAAGGTAGAGCCCGAGGCATTCGCCAGAGCACCGGACGGTTCTTTCATCTACCCGGATCTCGTCCGCGAGGTCGCGCTGGAGCGCGCCGACGACATCTTGGCGCTGTTCTCCGAGACTGGAGCTCTGTGATGCCCAAGCGATCGCTGCCCAGCGGGCTTGTTAGAAGCCGGTCATTTTCTCTGCACCCCACCGATGGACAGGCCGAAAAGTTCGAACAGTTCGCTGGCGTCGCGCGGTTGGTCTACAATCTTGCCTTAGAGCAGAGGACTAATTTCTGGCGCCAATACCTCAGAAGCACCGGCACGCATATCAGCTACGTTACGCAGGACAAGGAAGTCACCCAACTGCGCGCTGAGATAGACTGGGTCGCGGCAGTACCAACGGACGTCACCTCAGCAGCCCTTCGTGATCTTCATCTTGCGTTTGCCGCCTTTATGTCGGGGAAGAAAGGTTACCCGGCGTTTCGAAGCAAAGAGAAGACCGTCTCATTCCGCGTGCGAGGGCGCGAGACGCCGATCAGGGCGCTGAATGCAAAGTGGTCTGAGATCCGTCTGCCCAAAATTGGATGGGTGAAATTTCGCTGCACCAGGATGATCGAAGTCGCCAAGAGTGTCACTGTCTCAAGAAGTGGTGACCAATGGCGCCTGTGCATCGCCTGTGAGACGGCGAGCAAGCCGTCCGCGCCTAAGGCCGCGATCGGCATCGATAGGGGCGTCGCCAATACTCTGGCGCTGTCTACCGGCGAACTTGCCCAATTACCGGGAGAGATTCCGCGCCTAGTCGAGCGCAGGAAGCGTGCGCAGAAGGCACTCTCCCGCAAGGTGCGGAGATCGAAGCGCTATGCCCGCCAGCGCGAGCGCGTCCGCGCGCTTGCCGGCCGCATCGCGGCAGTCCGCAATGACTGGCTGCACCGCCAGACCCGCAAGATCTCGACCAGCTTCAACCACGTTGCCCTGGAGGCCCTGCGCGTGACAGCCATGACGGCGAGCGCTAAGGGCACGGTCGAACAGCCAGGCCGTAACGTAGCGCAGAAGCGCGGATTGAACCGGGCGATCCTTGAGCAAGCCTGGGGCATCTTCGCCCGTCAGCTCGAATACAAGGTCGAGGAACGCGGCGGCCTGCTGGTCTACGTGAACCCCGCTTACACCTCCCAAACCTGCTCCGCGTGCGGGGTCGTAGACGCCAGGAGCCGCGAAAGCCAAGCGGTCTTCAGGTGCGTCGCATGCGGCCACGGTGAACACGCGGATGTGGGGGCGGCGAAGGAGATCCTGCGCCGAAGCACGGCGTGTCTGGACGTGGAGGGTGCGCGTAGGCGGCCCGCTGAAGCGTCAACCAAAGGAGTTGCGGCATGACCGACAACTACCAAAACCGCAGCGATGCGGGGATGCTGATGCAGGGTGAAGCCGTGAGCCTGACAAAAATCCAGAAGGGCTTTCTCGCCGACTTGTTCGAGGATGCCGATTATCCGTTTGTCGAGTGCCACCGCCATGAATGGCGGACTGCCAAGTCGCTTGAGGCGCGCGGGCTGATCAAAATCACCGGAGAAAGGTCCGAGTTCGGAACCTTTGAAGCCCGGGGCCTGCCCGCCGGCCGCGCCGCTCTTACCCAGGAGACGCCCGATGCACGCTGAGCTGAGAGAGAAGGTGGCGCGACAGCTGGCGGTGCTTAAGGGCCACCATAACCTTGAACGCATCATCGTCATGGCGGGAGGCATTCGCGTTCCGCTTTGGAAGCACTACCTCAAAGACGCCGACGCCATCATCGCCACCCTCCGAGACGCGCTTCTAAGCGATGAGGTGGTGGAAGTGGGGGCGCGGGGCCTGACTGGCGCTCGCTGGGAAGTCGGCCACCGGATCGTCAAGGGCGAGAAGCTGGGCGCCAAGGAGACGGCGCGCATCGAAAGCCACGCCACCCTGTCGGCGGCCTGCGCTGTCCTTCTCCGCGCCCTTCAGACCAAGGAGAGCGGACATGGGGGCTGAGACCTTCACGCTCTCGACGATCAGCGACCACGAGGCCGCCGAGCGTCTGGGCTTCCCGCTGCGGACGATCCGCGCCGCCATCGACAAAAACGGACTGTGCCTGCGGGCCGGCCGCCGCCGGCGCCTAACGCCGACCCAGTTCCAAGCACTTCAAGAGGTTCTTACCCCGATATGCCGCTCAAGCTCTACGAAAGGCCGAACGGCATCTACCACATCCGGGGCACCGTCCAGGGGAGACGTGTTGACGAGAGCGCTCGCACTCGCATCCGCTCCGAAGCCGAAGCTATCAGGGCGCAGCTCGAGGCGGACCTCTTCAAGCGCGCGGTCTATGGCGACAAGTCGGTAGCGACCTTCGCTGAGGCGGCGACGGTCTACATGGAGGCCGGGCGTCCCACAGATCACCTCGCTGCCCTGATTTCCGAGATCGGCCTGACGAAGCTCTCCGACATCGACCAGAACTTCGTCGATCGCCTAGCCAAGCGGATGAAGCCAGGCGCGGCACCGGCCACCCTTATTCGGCAGATCTATACGCCGATTTCAGCCGTCATGAACTTCGTGGCGCCCAAGCTCTGTGACCCGGTGAAGTTCGCCAAGCCGAAGGGGGCCGGCGCTCGCGTCGACCAGATGTCTCCGGCTGAGGTCGAGATCATGCTCGGCTTCCTGCCGCCGCACCTTCGGGATCTAGTGACCTTCTACATCGCGACCGGTTGCCGAGCGACGGAAGCCCTGAACCTCGAATGGCGGGACGTGTCGCCGGACGGCCAGCGCGTCGTGTTCTGGGAGACGAAGGGTGGTTACGCGCGCGGCGTCGACCTCCAACGCCGGGCGCGCGCCGCACTGCCGAAGCGGCCGGAGAGCGGCGAGGGCTTTGTCTGGCTCAACAGCGACGGCGAGCCGTGGTCGGCCTACGACTCCGTCAACACGACCCTCAAGAAGCACTGCTCCAGGCGAAAGCCGAACGGCGAGTTCATCCCGTTCAAGGAGCGCGCCAACTACGACGGGCCGACCTTCCGTCCGGTGCATTGCCACCTCTTCCGCCACACCTGGGCAACCTGGGCCTATGCCGTGACCCGCGACCTGACCCTGCTTATGTCGCAGGGTGGGTGGAAGTCTGTGGCCATGGTCATGCGTTACGCCCACACCGCGAGCCCGGACCTGGCGCAGGCGGTCAAGCGGGCGGGCTGGGAGATCACTCCGCGCAATGGCCGGCGTTGAGGAGATTTGGGAGGTCTGAGGGAGGTCGATTTTTAGACCACACGCAACGCCTTATGCTATAAGGTTTCGCGAGATTGGCGCTCAACATTGGTAAGGCTGAGGTCCAGGGTTCGAGTCCCTGTCGTGGCACCATGGGGATCCAAGCATAGCTTGGATCCCCACCATTCCCTGAAATTTCAAACCGTTCGAAGCCGACGCGTGAAACGTATGACGGCTGGACGAAGCTCGTTGCTCGACACGCCCTAGCGACGCAGCGCGCCGCGCAAGGCGAGTGCGGTCAGGCGCTGGCGGAGACCTCTGGGCCTGTCCAGGCCAAGGCGCTTCAAGGCCGCCCCATCGTCGCCCTTGGCCCGCAGGCCTTCCAGAACCAGGCCGAGCAGGGCGTTCGGCTCGGTCTGCGCCGCCTTTAGCCGGCCTAGCGTCGGAAGCAGGCTCTCCTCGAGCGGATTGAAATCGGAGCCGAACGGGAGCAGCGGCGCAAGGCCCGCCGCCTTGGCCGGCGCCAGCGCCTCGGCGATGCGCTCGGGCGAGTTGTCGCGGACCTCGGCTGGCAGGACGTAACCGCGTTCCAGCTTGCCGGCGGCCTTGGCCTTTTCAAGCAACGCGGACTGGAAGCGGCTGTCGGCCACCTTCAACAGGGCGACGATCACGTCGCGGTCGGTCAGCCCGCGCAGGTCGGCGACGCCGTATTCGGTGATGACGATGTCGCGCAGGTGGCGCGGGATGGTGCCGTGGCCGTATGACCACAGGACATTCGAGCGAGCCGCCTTCCCTGCGCCGCGTACGGCGTCCAGGGTGATGACCGAGCGCGCGTCCTCCAGCGCGAAGGCCTGGGCCACGAAGTTGTACTGTCCGCCCACCCCGCTGACGACGCGGCCGTCCTCCAGGCCGTCCGAGACCACCGCGCCCAGCAGGGTGACCATCATGGCGGTGTTGATGAAGCGGGCGTCGACGCGGGCGATGCGCTTGGCGGCCTCGTCGCCATAGAGTTCGTTGATTCCGGAGATCGCCTGCATCTGGAACTTGGCGCGATCCGCCGCCGGCATCACGCGCAGGGCCTCGTAGAAGGCGCGCGGACCCAGGAAGAAGCCGCCGTGCAGCACCGCCCCGTCGACCTCGCGCTTCAGCACGCCAGCCTTCCAGAGGTCGAGAAGGCAGTCGACGAACATCTCCGTGGCGGCGTACAGCCCCCGCTCGAACGGTTCGCCGTGCTGCGGTGGCGCGGCGGCGGGTGACAGGCGCTTGAGGGTGTCGCGAAAGCCGTCAGGGTCGCGATGACGAACGATCAGCCCTTGCACCACGGCATCGCTGATCGAGCCGATGCCCATCTGGATCGTGCCGCCGTCCGGGATCAGGCCCGCCGCGTGGAAACCGATCGCGTAGTGGGCGTCGGTGATCGGCTCCTTGGGCGGGGCGAACAGCGGGAACTGCACGGCCGGCCCGTCCAGCAGGTGGCTGAACGCCGAGGCCGGCAGGTCGCCGTCGCCCGGCATGAATGGCAGCGCGTCATTGACCTGGCCGACCAGCAGGAAGTCGGCCTTGCCCGCCTGGCGCGCGGCCAGCAGGTCCAAGGTGATGTCGGTGTTGCAGGACAGGCTGAAACGATCGCCGTCCTTGGCCACCAGTTGGGCCACGACATTGACCCCCCGATCCAGAAGATAGCGCGCCGCGTGGGTATAGTTGGCCGAGATGTAGCTGCGCTGGGCGCTCTCGACGCCCAGCCGTGTGCCCGCCTGGAAGAAGAACTCGTCGACCTGGATATTGTCCGGCAGGGCGTCGCGGCGCTGGACCTCGGCATAGGCCAGGGCCGGATAGCCGCCCAGGGTCCGCGCGATCACCGGTCCAAGGAAGGCCGCCTCGAGTTCCGACTTGGGGCGCGGCGGTTCCAGGGTCAGGGCGGTGAAGATGTGCAGGTGCAGCGACCGATCGGCCATAGCCCGGGCGAACAGGACGTTGACCACGTGGTTGGCCTTGCCCAGGCCCAGCGGCAGGCCCAGCACGATGCGTCGGCCCACCTTGGCGATGATGGCGTCGGCCAGGACTTCCGGGTCGGTGAAGCGGTCCGTCAT